TCATACCGACCTGCGGCCGCCGATCGCGCCAGCCATCGCGCCGACCAAGAAGACACCGAGGCCCGCGATCGCCAGCCACCAGGTGTCGTAGTTGCCTTGTTTGCGAGGCATATCGACCACCAGACCGTGCTTTGCATCGTATGCGAGGCACAGGGCAGGGCGGCCGGCGTCGGGCTCGACGGACTCGACCTGCAATTCGCCGGCGCGGTTAAGGGCATCGATCTGGCGCACTTGGTCGCCGGCGTGAGACCAGGCGGCCCCGCCGTACCAGAGCGTCGCCGCGGCGATGGCCGCCGCCAGGGCGATGACGACGACGGCGACGATCAACTGGAACATGAGTCGGTCACAGAGTCGCCTAGCCGCCAGACGCACTCGGCGCCGCGCAGCGCGATCTTGCCGAATGATCGGTCGCTGGCCGCTTCGAGCCGCGCTCGGCGACACACCATAAAGTGCACGCCGGCCGGCATCGTAGGGCTATCGATCAGCGCCTGGTTGTAGCCACGTCGCTCTGTGATGACGACGAAAAAGTGCGACGGCGGAGGATCGTCATCAATCAGACCAGGATCGCTGCGCCAGACTTCAATGGCGTCGTAGTCGGCGATCAGGCGACGGATCGCATATTCAAGCTCTGATCGTGTCGCCATTGGTCTCTCCGTACCGGCTCTCCAGCTTCAACGCCGCTTGTTCGGCCAGTTCGACCCTCCCGCCGAGGTAATGGGCGTCCAGGATCGCCTCGACGTCCCGCAGGCTGTGGCCGGTGATCGAGGCGATCTGCGGCACCGAGCACTCCGAGAGCGCCAGTCGCGTGACGGCGGTGCCGCGCAGGTCGTGGAAATGCCGGTCGTCGATCCCGGCGCGCTCGACCGCCCTGTAGAAGGACGACTTGAAGCCGTCCCGAGTCCACGGATTGCCGGTGCTGCTGACGAGAATCGTATCGCCTACCCGCTCGACGCCGTCGAGGAAACGCTTGAGAGTAGCGCCGACCGGGATGCTGACTGCCTTGCCCGTCTTGCTTTGCACCAGGCGGATTGTCTTGCCGTCGTATGCGCTCCACGGCATCGCGAGGACGTCGCCCTGGCGCTGCCCGGTCCACAGGGCCAAGAGGACGACCGCCATGACCTCCAGCGACGCCGTCGACGCCAGGGAGCGCAGGTCGGGCTCCGTCCAAATGATGGCGGCGCGCCCGCCGCCTTTGTAGAGCCTACCGCCGCGCTCGCAGGGGTTCAGAGCAATGATCGAGCGATTCTTGGCCCACGACAGAACGCGCGCCAGGGTCGTCCACGCGTAGTCGGCGGCGCGCGGATGCGCAGACATGTCGTCGCGCCACTCCAAAAAATCTCCGCGGATCGCCGGGTCGGCCAGGGCGGCGATCGGAAGCGTGCCGAACTCGCTCTTGATGCGCTTCAAGTAGATTTCGTAGTTGGCGCGCGACGCCGCGCTCAGCCCGGTGAAGTCGGAAGAGGCCTTGTAGCGTTCCAGGATGCTCACCAGTTGGCCTTCCGGAGCCGTCTTGAGCTTTGAGACGGCGGCGTCGTAGGAGGCAGCGAATTCATGGCTGCCGGGATTCCCGACGAGCTTCGCCCCGCCCTCGCGGAGGTAGTGGTGGATCGTCACGCTGCCGTCGACGTGCCGCCGCTTGACGGTCTTAATGCCCTTGAGACGAACGCGCACGGCTGGATTTCCATTCTTCTCTCGCCGACTGCGGCGTCGGAGTCGCCCCAATTCCGCTCAGGCGGTCAAGCTTGGCGTCAATTGCCGCCCGGTCCCACCGCCTGGTGCCAAGGATCGCTGGCGGCATCCTGCCAGATCTAACCCACTGATTCCAGCTCGGGATTCCCACGCCACAATAATAGGCGGCCTCGCGCGCCGAAAGGAGCCGCGGTGCGAACGGAGGCGGTTCCGGCGTCAGATCGATCTCGGCGACGACACACTCGAAGGTCATAGAATCACTCACGCGAACAACGCGAGAAACTGTCGAGCTGGCCCGTGAAAACGTCAATCGACTATGCCGGGAAACGACGACCTGGCAGGGCGCGATGGACGCGCAGGCGCAGGCTGGATAATGTTGCGGAATCGTAGACGCAGGAGCGTCTCATGACAGAGACAAAGCCCAAGCTTTCGGACACCTCGATGGACGACGTTTGGCATGCGCTATATTTCATTGCGTTTGCGTCCGTAGTTTTGGGCACCATCGGGTTCGTCAATTGGAGCCCCGACGAGCAGCAGAAGGCTGAATTCGCAAACACAAATCTGCTTTGCAAAATGGGGAAGGTCTGCTCAAGCTATCCGGACGTAAGGGACATGTGCGCGACCGCCGGCAGCTTCGATAAGTGCATGGAGGTCAAGTACGGCAGCCGAGAAAAATACGACGCGACGAAGCTGGCCTGCACAAACGACGGCAAAATCCAGATTGACGAGTCCAAGATTCCCGGAACGGTTTCGTGCTGGGTCGCATGGATTAAGGGGTAGGCGATGACTGAAGACGAGAAGCCGCCGGTCGACATACCGCCTGAATCGGACGGGAAGCCACCTAAGGTCGCGAAACCAAATCCGAGTACTAGAGGCGAAGGAGATCGCAACAAACGCGTGGGGCGGAAGCCGCCACGGCCAACGCGCAAACCCAGACGCGAGGGGCGGAAGTGAGCCGCCAAGGTGAGTTCACCCGCCAAACGCGCTTTCGATCGCGAACAAGTCTACCTCGCCAAGATTTGATTCCGTTAGCAGCGCTTCCTCTGCCTCTTGCCTGGTCAACTCGTCGTGACGTAACTGAGCAATCCGAATGTCCCAGGCCTCGCGCTTGGACTCGACCTTCTTGGCCCTGATCCTGGCCTTCTTGAGCGTCTCGACGACATGATCGAGCACTCCGATTCCGCTAACGCTGACGTCAGGGCGCCCGACGACGAAGCGATCAACGCGCACCATGTGCTGCCAGTTGTACTTACCAGACACCACACAGCGGAAAATCGGGATATCGCCGACGCGGTCCTGGGTCGAGATCGAATGGAAGATGACCGGAATCCTTGTCAGCCCATGCTGCGCGGCGATCTCGTCCACCATCGGCGTGTCAGGCGCGGAATTCGTCGCCACGATGCGAGCGTTCGGACCGTCCAGGATGACGCTCAGGCCGGCCTTCTTGAGGCGGTCGACCAGGTGTTCGGTCCAATCGCGCCGGTTCTGGACATGCCACTCAATCGCGCAGTCGTATCGGCTAACGGTCTTTCCGGCGACGATCGCAGCCTTGATGAACGGGACGTCTTCAATCGTCGAGCCGTCCCATGCCTCCAGTCCGTCGACGAGCCGCTTCTGCCAGTCGCCGCGCGTCAAGGTGCGAGCGATCTCCTGATCCGACGGGCACGGGTAGGTGGTGTACGTCACGGCTCAACCGTCCTGCCGAATTCCCTCATCTTGGCGGCCAGTTCGTAGGTGCTGAGAACGACCCTAGAGCGGCCATCCTGATCGATCGTCACGACTTGCGCGAACCGCCGCCGATCCAGGCGATCCCAGTAGGCGCCTTCGACAGCGGCCTCCAGCGTGTCGAACTCGCGCTCCTCGATGCCGGAAGGGCCAAAGCCCTCGACGAAGAACTTGGCCATGGCGTCACGCCTCCTCGAACTTAAAGCTCCACTGGTCGACGTAGACCTTGCCTGACAGGTCGAGCGCGTCGGCGTCGGTGCGCCTAGACCACCCAGCCAGGCGCGCCGCCTCCCGCGCCATGATCCGATTCTGAATCGAATGGATGTCGCGGCAGTGCTCGGCCAGGTCGCAAGGATGCTCGACCGGCAGGGCGCTGAGAGCCGACCAGAGATCAGCCGTCAGCTTAAGAGCGGCGCGCTCGGCGGGGGTCATGGCGTCACACCTCCTGAAACTCGACGGACCAGAAGCCGTCTTTGACTTGGAAAGCTTTGAGCCTGAAAGAGCCGTGCACCTTGTCTATGCCGAGCCTCTTGGCGGCGGCATCCATGCGGCGCCACAAGATGGTGTGCTCAAGCTCTCCCCAGTCGGCATACTGGCAGCCCTCTCCATCCGGGCGCCGGCACGCGCAGGTCGGCCGCATCACGTCGGTGAGGTCGATCTGACCGCCATGCCGGCAGTCTTCGAAGGCCATCTGGCTGCCGCACAGCTTGCGATCTTCAGTGGTCATTGGCAGATCACTCGGTAGTGTTCGTGGATGTAAATGCGCGGCCGTCCGCCTTCCTCGCGCGGGTACTCGACGTGCATGTAGGCGGGCTCAGGCGCCGGCGGACGCTCGCCGTCTTGCTGGGCGTCGTTCTGGCCGCCCTTGCGAACATATCCCTCTGGCAGAGAGGGGATCATCGTACCGGCGACGAAAACCTTAGGAGCCTTGGTCATGCTGCTACGCCCTTTAACTGCGTCCGCACACGGACGGAGTGCTCTAGGGCGCCAACGGTTACCTCGACCAATGAGCCGCCGCACCAGACACAGAATTTCTCCCCTGGCTGGGCTTCCGGGATCATCAGGTTCTTCGCCAGGTCCTGCTGTGCGTGGCGCAAGGCATTCTGAGCGGACGTGCGCTCGCGCTCGGCGTCTCGCAGCCTCTGCTCGGCGTCCTGCCAGTCCTTGAACTTCTTGGCGGTGCCTGGCGGCCCGCCCGCTTCAAGTTGAAAGCCCATAGACATGCTCCATCACTCCCTCAGAACGGCGCCCTCAGGTACGCATCCTGCGTCTTCGTCCACGCGATCGTCGCCGGGTCGCCGCGCTTGACGTGATCGGCCGGCTGCTTGCCGTCGGGCGTGTCCCAAACGCAGACTGTCAGCCCGGCAACCCCGTCGCCGAAAACCCTGTAGGCGATCGTGTCGGCGAGCAGCCCTGCGCCCATGCGCTCGGCGCGGCACGTCGAGGCGTCGACGACCTGGCCGATCCTCGCGAGCGCCGTGACGGCCGCCTCGATCGCCCTCTGTCCGTACACGTCGACCTCCGCCGACATGACGGCCGGTGCCGGCGACGTCACCGACGTCTTGAACGCCAACGTCTTGCCGGTCGTCGGGTCGGCGTCGACGCCGGGGATCGCGTCGGCAGGGATGCGCTGCTCGCGCGTCAGCGCCGCCGGCCGGCGAATGGGGCGTGCAGTCATCGGCTTACTCTCCTGGTGAACCTGGTCGCCGCGGCGCACCTCGACGGTTTCGCCGCGAAGCCATCGCAAAGCGCGCTGGCCGTCGTACTCAGACGCCGTCGACGACACGGAGAGCGAGGTGACGCCGATCGCTTCGTAGAGGTCCTCTTTAGTGTGGCTGGTGTCGCGCAGCGTCGCGAAGATCGCCTTGCGCGTGTCTGGATCGAGTTCGATCTGCTGCTGGAGCGAGGCGATCGCATCCGATGCCTCGTCGAACGATCTCACATATGGCTCATCGCAACGCGCCTTGATCGCAAGACGCTTGATGTAGCCAAGCTGATTGAGCGTCGCCGACATGGTCAGCCCTTGAGTTCGTTCGAGAGCAACCCACCGGTGCCTGCCGATGGATCGACGACCAAGTCGCCATGTTCGAAGCGCCGAATCTGTTGCACTTGGACGTCGCTCAGATGCGTCTGATTGGCGATAAGCTGCTGAACCATGGCTCGGGCGACGTCGCGCTGCCTGGTCATGTCTTCGAGCGCGGCGGCAGCGCTCGGATACTCGCATCGGAACTTGACGCCGACCAGTTCGAACGATGGCTCATCGCGCAGCGATCGCATGAACGACGGCACAGCGCTGAACGCGTCCGTATTGCGCTTCATCGCCCACTCGACCTCGTTAAAGAGGCGAGGACGCAGCGTAATCGCCACCGGCAGCCGGTCGCCGATGTCGGTCGTTAAGCGGCGCTCTTCCGCCGTGAACGATTGGAAATACATGAGGGCGACGACCATGCCATCAACGGTGCTCTGGAGCCTGCTGAAGGCCTCGTCTTCGATGGTTTTATGCTTGTCCATCACGCATGCTACTTGAGGTCCACAAACCCGACAGGGCGCCGCTCGGGCGTCCGGAAAATCTTAACGCCGTTTGCGTCGACCAGGCCGGTGTCGACGTTGCCCGCGGCCTCATCGATGGCGACGATCGTCGCGTGGCGGCTGGACGGCTGACCGCTCGTCCACGACCAGCCAAAGGCGCAATCGTCTGCGATGTAGGCCTTCGGCTGGCGGGTGACGTAGCGGTCAGTCATGCGACGAATCACTCACTTCTTGGCGGCGGCAGCGGCAACCTGGGCGGCGGCGAGCGCGCCGGCGGAACCCGGCTTCGGCGTCGGCTGGGTCGGCGTGGCTGCGGGCGCCGGCTTGGCGGCAGGGACGGTCTTGGCTGCCGCGATCTGCGCAGCGGTGGCCGCGATGACTTCCTTGGCGACGATCACGGCCTCCTGCGTCGCGTCGAGATTCGGAACGGCTAGCAAAGCAGCCGCAACGGCGTCGACCGACAGCAGATCGCCTTCGGCGTCGGCGACCTTGACGCCGACTGTGGCGAAATAGGACGCCGGATGCGTGACGTCGACGGTCAACCCCAACCGCGCGTTGAAGACGTAGTTTTTCTTGTCGACGGCGGCGCGCATCAGCGCCTTGAATTTCTGCGCCGGCGTCAAGGCGATCGCCGGGTGCGGCGGCTGCGCCGACGGCGTCATGTGCGGGTTCGGCATCCCTGCCGGGTGAGCCGGCGTCTGCGACGGGGTAGATTTGACTGCTGTGGTGGCCATCTGGTCTCTCCTAGACGGGTCGTGAATGCGTCCAAATCGGACTGAGTCGTTAGTGATTCGTCGTCAAGCGGCGATTGGCATCCGCTTGCGAAAAACGCCGTACGTGTTCCCCGGTTCGTAGCCGTAGATCGCGGCGATGGCGGCGAAGGTCGCGTCGTAGCCCTCGCGCAGCGTCAGCGCCCGCGTCACGTTCGTATTGCTGACGCCGATCAGCAGGGCGATCTTGGTCCGATCGCCAAGCTCAAGGCCGTTGGACAGCTTTGACGCCAGCCGGGCGCGCGTGATGATTTTGTCGTCGAGTCTCATGCCGCCCTCCGGACGTAGACGACGCCGTGGTGATATTGGCAGTAGCTGGAGCGGCCCATCGTCGGCGCGCCGCAGCACGATCCGCCGTCGTCGATCCAGCGGCACTCGGCCGTCCGCGTCGCCAGGAATTCCACCCGCTTACTAGGCGGCTCGCCGGTGTGGTCGACGACCGGCGTCGGGAACCAATCGAATAGCGGCAGTCCGGTAGCGCGCACCGGAAGCGTGAAGGACCGCCCGAAGGTTCGCCGGCCGCCGACGGCAGCCCTGCCGACCGGCTTGAACGGCGTCGTCTTGGAAGAGCCCGCCAGCGAGATCGTCTCCACATGGGCGACCTTCTGTCGACCAGGGCGACGACCGTGGCCGGCGCCGAAGCGTTCGTCGCGAATGCGGCAGGCCTCGATGACCTCGGCGTTCAAACGGCGACGCTGGCGGAGGATCACAGACAGGACGGCCGAGCGGCTGACGCCGAGCGGAGCGGCGATTTGCGAGGCGCTGGCGCCCGTCTTGAGAGCGGCGACGACGGCGTCGACACGACCGCCAACGAGCCATTTCATCCGCATCACGGCAATTCTCCATTGGCGATGTGTTCGGCGCGGCGATGGCTGGCCTCGACTGCCAATTCAGCGATCCAGCCGTCGACGGTGTTCTCATCGAGAGGACACCACTTGGCGTAATCGAGCGCTTCTTTGACGATGCAGAACGGTACAAAGGGAAATGGGCGATTTCCGCAATCAAGGAGCATCGTTGCGGCGGCGTCGACGATGCAGCGATCAATGATCTCGTTGACGGACTCGTCGCGAGAGCGAAGCATCGCGACGCGGTCATCGAAGGTGAAGACACATCGCTCGATCTCGGTCAAGATCGGGCTGACGCCAGCGTCGGCGAGGCGCATCATGACGAGCTTGAGGGCGCGATTTTGAAACTCCATGCGCTCCGTAACGACATGCTCGACCCGGCGCATGATCTCTCCCATTTCCATCATGTCGTAGCCCTCCGGCTGTTCACGGCGTCGCCGTGGGTGTCGAGCGCCGCGGCGGCGCGGGCGAGTTCGGGCTCGACGTCGACGAGCGGAAGGTCGTCGTTAAGCATCTGCCGGCCGGCGTCGATCCAGCGAAGCAGGATTCCCTTGGCGACGAGGTTAGGCGCCGTAGCGGCCATCTGAGCCATCCAGGATTGGCGATCGGCGGTGTGGCGATCTCGCACGACGACAATGCCGTCCTGGCCGTCAGGTTTGAAAGCCAGCATGGTCCCGTCATGGTCGACGCGGATCGATCCAGTCGGCCGGACGCCGAAATACAGCGCGTCGTCGCGGCTCAAAGCGAAGCGGAACTCGCTCATCGTCCTCATGCCGCCCTCCGGTCGGGCAGCGACGCCCACATCTTCTGGGCGACCGCACGCACCTTGCGGACATCGTCGCGGCAGTAGTGTCGAACCTTGGCGATCTCACCCTTGGCCCACAGATCAGCGACCATGGAGCCGTCGATCTCGCCCTTACCGTCGAGGCCGAGAGCCATGCACAGTTTGTCGAGGCTAACGTAATCGCGTACGCCAGCCCAGGCCGTCATCGTGTCGAAAACGCAGGCATCCCACGGCTTGGGATTGATCGGCCACCACCACGGCATCTTGACGCCAAGAATGATGGCGCGCTGCGTGATGACGCGAATGTCGAAACTGACGACGTTATGGCCGACGATGCGGATCGGATCGCTGAACTTCTTGAGGTCGTGAAGCCGGTCGGCTTGCGGACTCAGTTCCACATCACGGAAGAAATCGGCGATCAGCGTCTTCTCGTCGAAATCGTTCGACAGTCCGTCCCCCTCATCGGAGTCGACGGCCGTATAGCCGACCGGGTCGAAATCATTGATCGCAAACCCAATGACGCCGATGCGGCCGTAGGCGCCGTCGAGGGAGGTTTTGGCGATCGCCTCAGCGAGAGCGGCATGGCGCTCGTTGGCTTCCCATGCCGCGATCGTCTCGGCTTTCTTCATCGAAGCCGGCGGCTTGATGCCGGCGGCGATCTTGGCGATCACGCGTTCATCGGCGGTCGGCAGCGTCTCGGTGTCAAGGTAGAGGTCCATCGTCCTTGTCTCTCTTAATGTTGTCGGGGCGGAATCCGCGCTCCGCCGTGTCGCGCCAGTACTTTTCCATCGTCTCGACGGACTCGCGGAGCGCGACCAGGCCATTGAGCCAACCGCTGCACAGCTCGGCCAACTTGAGCCGCTGTTCGACTGTCAATGCGCGCTGCGCCGCGGCGACTTGGCTGACGAGCTGCTGCGATTTCCCGAATTCCTTCGCAAGCGGCGTGATCCAGCGCTCTCCGTAAAGCAGGCGGCCTGTGTCAGCGAGAATCTCTTGATCCGTCTTTGTCACTTTGCGGCTCGGGAATCCGATGCGTCTGATGACCATGAGTCTCTCTCCAATCCTTGCGGTTGTCCACACACTGCCAAGCTAGCTCCGATTCGCAGCAAACGCAATAAACAAAGGCCTTACAGCCCAATGGTGTCCCCAAGTATGAAAAAAAACGTAAAAATGGCTTGACAGCTTCTGGCGGTGGTGACACAACCATATTGTCGACGCTCTGGAACACGTCGACCAACTCCCCGCGGTGAGCCTGACAATGTGCTCCCGCGGGGCTCTCTCAAGCCCAGGAGCCCACCATGAAGATCAAGATCACCGAGAACAACTCGCAGGCCATCCAGGCCGCGCTCGACGCTGTGAACGGCAAGGCCACCGCCTTCACCGTCCACACGTTCAACACCGTCGACAGCGTTTCCCGCCTGATCAAGAAGCAGTTCTACCGCGTCGAGGTGCCGTTCGTCGACCGCGCCGGCGGCATGGCGACCTTCCAGCCGGCCCGGCCTCAGGCGCAGTCCTACAAGTATTCGATGTGGTCGACGGTCATCACCGTCCAGATCGGAGCCGACGGCAAGACCTGCTACCTGACCGACGTCGAGAGCGCCAAGGTTTACCCCGGCCAGGGCGAGCGCTTCGACCTCCGCATGACCTCCAAGGCGCACGCCGCGTACGTCGCCCGCTGCGCCAAGCGCTTCGGCATCATCGAGCCCGAGAAGACCTTGATCGCCGCCTAAGCAGACCGTTCACCCTTGCCGGCCAGTGCGAGGCCGGCTTTGGCGAGCGATCCCGCTCTCGGAGTCCCACCATGAAGCGCATCACCGAGAATCCCCTCGCCGGCCGCGCGATCTGCGCGATCAGCAATTGGGGAATCAACCACGGCCATTACCGTGTCTGCGCCGCGATGGCGTGGATCGTCAATCGCTTCGGCGAGCAGCCGCTCATCGGCGACGACTGGAACGACGAAGAGCGCGCCGAGGCCGATCTGCGCGCGATCCTGAGCCGCTAGTAGACCGCTGCCTGCCGCCGACGAGTGCGACGCCGGTGACAGAGAGCGATCCCCGCTCAAGGAGACCACAATGGAACGCTGCAAGGCCGAGAAGGCCGCCGACCACTTGCGAGAGGCGCAGGCGAGCATCGGCAAGACGATCGTCACGCTGACCAGCCGCGACGCCGAAATGACGACTGACGACAGCCTGCGTCACATGTTTCTCCAGGATCGCATGGCGCAGCTTCGCAATCGGGCGGACGACTTGCTGGCGATCGCGGGGGCGCAGTCACCCCCTGCGAGCAAGCGCCACATCCTGGAATCGCTTCTTGCCATCAGCGAGTGGCTGAGCGGATTCGAGGTCGGAGCCGGTTGCAACCTCCGGATGACGGAGGCGCAAGAGGCGATCCGCGACGCAGTCCACGTCATCTGCGAGTGACGCTGCCGGCTTTGCAGACCGATCAAGGAGACCTGTAATGTATCTTATCACCCGAATGCACCACGAAGATCAGCATGGCCAGCCGATCCCGTGCCTTCGCACGCTGATCGAGGTCAGGGCCGCCGAAGGGCGCTCTCTTCTGGCGGATGACCCCAAGCAGACCGGCCACCACTACGAACGCGCCAGCGCCTCGACGGCTCACCAGTGGGTCAAGAAAGGCTGGCTGCATGAGACGGCGCTGTGGGTCGACGACTTCGGCCGCATCCGTCGTGCGGGAGGGAAACTGTAATGCATGACATCGTCAAATTCGGCTCGACCTTCTCTGTCTCCGGCAAGACGTACTCGCTTGATGATGGCGAGGTTCGCGACGCCGGTTTCGGCTCCGACTGGAATGACTGCCGCGTCCGCAGCTTCGTGACTTCCGAGACCCACATCGAGGTTCGCGACGCCGGCCAATTGCTGCTGGCATGGCCGGTCGCCGAGATCATCTGGGCCGATCCCGATCCGCAGCGCCAGTGGCGCAAGGAGCGCCCGTTGGGCGTCACGCTGGACGCGTTCAAGCGCGCCTTGAAGGAAGCGATCGCCGACGAGCGTCAGCCGGTAGTCAAGAAATCCAGGACTGCCAATCCGGTTAAAGTGCCGAAGATCACCAAGAATAAGATGGCAAAGCCGCAGAAACGCAAGCTGATCCTGGCCGCCGGAGTGAAGTATCCCATCTACAATTAGGAGATCACACAGTGGAACACGCTCTCGAAGAAATCGCCCTCAGCCCCGACGAGATCGTCGCCGCGCTGCGCCGCGAATGCGACGACGCCGGAAGCGTCTCCGCATGGGCGCGCAGCCACGCCATGGCGCCCGCCAGCGTCCACGACGTCTTGAAGCGCCGCATCGGCGTCAGTGCGCCGCTGGCCCGCCGCCTGGGGTTCAAACGCGTCATCCGCTATGTGCCACTGGAGGGCTGACGATGCGTAAGAAGCTGCATTTCGCGGCGGACGGCCAACCGCTGTCTGACGCCAAATTCGTCGAGGTGTTGCGCGTCTACAAGCAGATGCAAGGGCGACCGGCGATCTACAAGCGCGCCAGTGATCGTGGGAGGATTTGGGCGCGCGCCATGGCTGGCGTCGACGCCATGGGTGAGCTGCGGTGGGTCGTCCGTATCGTCCAGGTCGACGACAAGGTGACCGAGCACGTCTGCGACGACCGGTGCCGCATGGCCCACAGCCGCATCTGCACGTGCTCCTGCGGCGGCGTCAATCACGGCGTTGGTCTGATCCAATGCCAAGCAGCGTGAGGCAATCAATGCAGCGCACCTTCACCAGTCGCCAGCTTCGCCAGCACGGCCAGGACCTCGCCGAGAAATTCGGCGGCATCGCAGCCCTGGCGCATACGCTCGGCTGCGACCAATCGCACCTGTCGAGATTCCTGCTTGGTCACGCCGCCACCAGCGGCGCGCTGCTCGCGGCGCTCGGTGTCCATTTCGACGTTCGGCAGGGACTATACGTCCAGGACGACGAAGCGGCAGGGCAGGGCGCGACGAAGATCAACGCGTCACTGGTCGACGAGAACCGCCGGCTGCGCGAGCAGATCAAGAGCCTGCACATCAAACTGAGCAAGGCCGAGGCCAAAATTGAATCCGAAGCCGCATAATCCTTGTTCCTTGCAATCGGTGGTCGGAGAATAGCGAAAACCAAGGAGTTGCCGCCATGCTTCGCAAGCTTTTCGCCCTTCTCGGACTGCCGTTCATCCTTATCGGCGCGCTGATCCAGTGGCTTCACGGCGTCCATACTCCGGCGCCGGTGCGTCAGGCTGCGGCCCGCAAGGCGTCAGCTCAGGCCGTCGCTGCGCTGCTCGACAAGGAAGAGGCCAAAGAGGTCGCCAAGCCGACGTTGCCGCGGCCGGCGCCGGTGATGCTGCCGCCCCAGGCCGCGATGGCCTGGTCGTGGTCGGTGATGACGGGCATAACCAAGCGTCCAGACCTGTCGTCTGTTCCGCCATCGGTCGCCGCGTGGATTAAGGCGATGACCTTCGACGAGGCTGTGGCGATGCGTAAACTGTCGCCAAAGGAGCTTGCCGATCACCTCTACTGCCGCCGTAGCGCGCCAGGGCTACGGCCGATGATCTACAGCCCGGTCGAGATCGCCGCAGCGGCGCGCCTCGACGACCTGAACAGCACGGACTACTTGGACGACCTGCTGTTCTCGATGCGCTGACGGCGCAGCCGGATCAGATTGGCGAGGCGCTCGGCGTTCTGCTGTTCGAGCGCCTCGGCTTCATCGGCGATCTCCCAGGCGCGCTCGATCGCCTCGTCCTGACGCAGACGGCCCAACGCCTGCGCAGTGACCATCAGACCAAACAAGCCCGAAAAGCTCGGCAACTCGTCCATGACGTCTCTCCTATGGACGTCACTCTAGCACGTGGGATCTAAAACACCGTTACAGTGTTGTGTTGATCTCGCTGCGATCGAGCAAGCGCAGACGATACCAAAGACGGTCGCGCGCGATCTTATTGTCGGTGTCAACATTGGCGCGCGCCAGCTCTTGCACAATGAGGCGCACCAAGGCGGCCGCGTGGACGTCGACGATTGCGTCAGGCCGCATGATATCGCTCGGCGCCTGAATGTCGCGATCACGCAGATAGCGCACGACGGCCGATGTGACGGCGCGATCAATGTCACGCGTCGCTGGCAGACGATGCATGCGATTGAGCCATCGATATTGGCGTTCGCGCGATCGGCCAGCAGCCAGGCGCTCGTTGATGCGTTGATCCCTATTCATGTCGTTGAGGCTGAATCAAATCGTGGCAACGCACAACATGGCCTAACGCTCATGGCACGCTAAGCCACCCCATTACCTGCTCACATGGCGTAACGCAGGGAGCGTATTGAATCACGGATATCGCATTGGCCTTCCATGCGCCCATTCGCTATCACATCAATTGTCTGGAATACTACTAATAGATACCACATTAAAGAACAAGGAATATAAACTTATCAACGTTTGCTGTTAAGTTGACAAGATTGATAGACTGATACAAGAAGGCCAAGGACGCTGCGTGGAAAGCTGAAACGACAGGGGTATCAATGGTTTACGAATGACGGGGCCCCTGGGGTATTAAAAGCGTGCGGGGGATTTGCCGCCCCACAGCTACTCGCTACTTGCAAAACGTTTTAGGGCGACTCAACGCCACCAACCATCAGCGTTGGCACGTCATCCAGCAAATCACGGTACGGCGCTCCGGTTTCCATTGGCGGTAAGGCTTCCAGCCGGCCAACGTCCATCACCACTGCGTCGATCCTGCCGCGCGCAATGCGACTAGTCACCGGGCGGAAGGCGATCGAGAGTTCAGTCGACTGAAAGTCGCGTTCGATCGCCCGCAGAATCCGCATGACGTCACCGTTAGATTTCTTCGCCAGGTCAGGCGCGCCGAGCACATCGGGCAGCTTGCACATCGGGATGCGGACGCGCCGGCCGGCGCCGTGATGGGTCGGCAGCATGTCGCAGCCGTGCAGCCCATCGCGCACGCGGGTGTCGACCCACGCACGGCACCGCAGATAGACGGGCGGCGAGAACCGGCATTTCATGTCGGCGATGACGCGCGGGTCAATGCGCGGCTCAGGCTCGTCCTCATCGGTGCACCAGTAGGCGCCGTACGCGCTGCGGCGCAGGTAAGGGCCGACCATCCAGAACACCAGATTTCCGTCGTCATAGTCGCTCAGATCGGCGATCGCATCGTTGCCCTGGATCCCGAGGTCATGAGACTGGACTCGCTCATATGCCGACATGACGTGACGCATCTGCCGGACGCGCAGGTGCCGCATCAGGTCGTACTTCGAGATCGGCACCTTGAGCCGATAGTCCTCATCCTCAGCGTCGACCCATTGATCGAGAATCGCCGGGTAGGAGACAGCGCGGTAAAAATACTCATTCGTCGTTCCGAGGATGGTAATTAACAGGGCGACGTCGGTCGGCGTCTCCAGCTTGCCGCGAGTGTTTTTCAGGACGAAAGTCGCCATCCAGATCGGCGAAAAAATGAACCGGTCGGAGACCGTCCGAACGACCTTCCTGCCACGCATCGTGTCTCTCCAATTATGAAGAAAGTTAACATGGTTCGTGGATAGCCACAATGGGTCATACAGCATTGAAACTAAACAATATTCCTAAAACACCGATGTAGGTTTGATCCGCTTAGTAGATCTTATGCCCTTCAAGATGCCTTGAACGCTGTCTAGGATTCCCTCGCTCCGCACGTCGAGATTCCTCACCCGCGCCTTTGTCTCGCCGCAAGGGCTCGACCGGGCGCGGGCAGCGCTCAAGGATGCCGCAATAAGATCATGGATTGAACGTGAAACAGATGCGGCTCAATCGCCGTTGGGCCGGGTCCGCGCCGAGCGGGTTGACATTTGCGTCGCGGCGATTCAGTCGCTGGTTTGCCGAGAGTCCATCCGACGCTCTGCGCTGCAACTCCCACCTGGCCGGGCGCTCATCCCGCCCGGCCTTTTTCTGGTCGCCAATGGCCGGGCTGAGACTGGACCTCAAGATCGACTGGAAGGACGCCAAGGCGCGCTTCGACGCGATCGGCTCGAACGAGTTCCCGCGCGCCATCGCCTACGTCGTTCACAGCACGGCGAAATGGGCGGCAGAGAATTTCCGTAATGACGTGATGCCGCGCGTGCTCGGCCACAACATCGGCCGGTCCGGCCTGGTGCAGAGCCTGTCGTCCTACACCCGCAGCGCGATCCGCTACGATCGCGACAGCGGCACGCGCTATGACGACGTCAAGTCGGTCAGGGACATTCACGCCTCGATCTACGTGGCGGCGACGCAGGGCAAGCGCGGCTCCGATCAGAGCGCCTTCCTGAAGTACCTGTTTGGCTCCGGTCCTCAGACGCGCGAGCCGGGCGACGTCGGCCTCGACCAGCGGAAGATTCTTATCCCGAACGCGTTGGCCTTGGCGCTGACGCAGCACGTCAATATCGATCCGTCATGGGCCGGTGGGCGCCTGCCGAAGGGCATGATGGCGACGGTTATGTCGCATCGCGCCAGCGACAACGGCTCGATCCCGGACAATGTCCTCGCCGGCGAATCATCCAACGCCGCGGCGATGCGAGCGATGGCGCGGGCGAGGGGCGGCCGCCGGCCGGCAGCCAGGCAGTCGGGTCGCTGGTCTAGCATAGGGATGCGGACGTTAGGATCGAGACTAGCCATTGATCTGATCCATCAGAACCAGCGCGCAGGCGAATACGACCAGGCGCGCATGACGGCGAATCGCCTGACCCACAAGACGACCAAAGAGGGTAAGTGGTCGAAGCGATCGTGGGTCGGAACGCCGTGGCGGGTCTTCATGCGGCCGGACGATAGCGGCATCAACACGCCCTATGCGGCGCCGTTCCGTATTCGCGATCCCGCCGGCGGCTTCCATCCTATCCGCCGCAGCGACGGCTCGATCGGCAAGATGCCGAATATGCTCAATGTACAACCAGAGTTCGGTAAATCAGGACCACGGGTCGGCCCCAAGAAGCTGTTCACCGCGCTTCACTCGGCTAATTACGCGCCAAAGCTCCAGGCGCCATGGGACGCCAACATCAAGCTGGCGACGGAATACCTGGCGCGCCAGATCGACGCCGAAATGGCGCATCGCATGGAGCGCAAGGCGCAGGGGAGAAAGTATTGACCAGGAAGCCCGCCAGTAAGCGAAAGGCGACCCGGACGACCAAACAGCCGCCGAGCGCGACAATCGTCACGGAGAGCCGCTTATTTTCAATCCTCGGCCTCTCGCGGCTGCTCGACGTCGATCGGTCGGTGATCGAGCGATGGGTTAAGCAGCACGGCTGCCCGGTCGCCCGCACCGGCGGCAAGGGCGCCGGCAATGAGTGGAAGCTCGACGTGTCGGCCGTCTTCAAGTGGCGCGAAAAATACTTGGCCGAAAAGGCAATTGAAGAATCCGGCAAAGCGGACGATGTCGACGAGATCGACCGCAAAACGAAGCTGCTGAAATTCGCCGCGGCGGCCGGCCTGGTCGCGCCGGTCGATATGATCGAGCAGGCGCTTGAGCGGGTGATGGCCGAGCTGCGGCAGTCGCAAATGTCGATCTCGGCGCGCGTGTCGCGCTCAATGGCCGGATTTCCGAAGGACCGCGTCGACGCCTGGTGCGCGCTCGTCGACACGATCGTCCGTGAGTCGCTGCAAGCAGCCGAGGAATCGATCGCCAAGATCGTGATCGAGCCGCCGGCGTTCGTCAGGCTTCCCGATGCAGATCACCAGGACTGACCTTGCGGCCGTCCGGGAGATTACCGGGCCGGGGATCGAATCACTCTTTGGCGCGATCAAGCGCGCGGCCAAGACGTCGCTGATCTCGGCGCCGCCGGAGCCGATCGTCGACTGGATGGAGAGTCACGTCTATTTGCCGCCGGAAATGACCGACCGGCCTGGCAAGTTGCGGCTCAACAAGCTGCAAAAAGGCGTGTTCGCCGCGCTCCAGGAGCCGGGCGCGCGCTGGGTGTCGTTCCAGAAGCCGCCGCGATTCGGCGCCACGCTGGGGACGGCGGCTGCGCTGCTCTATTTCGCGGCGCATGAGGGGCAGGACGTCTTCTATTCGGAGCGGTCCGAGGACTACGCCCAGGTCTTCTACAAGAAATACGTCTACCCAATGGTGACCGAGTCGAAGGACCTGGCGCCTTTGAAGCGTCCGGACACCCGCAGCGGCCGCCAGGACACCTGGCAGAACACGATCTTGACGACCGGCGCCGCGATCCAGCTTCGGTCGGCGGCGACCGACGGCGCCTTTCGACAGATCAAGGCCTATTTTTTGGTCATGGACGAATGCTCGGCCGCTGCCTACCAGGCCGGCAAGGCCGACAGCGAGGGCGACAAGACGAGCCTGGCGTGGAAGCGGGCGCAGCAGTTCAGAAATCCAGTCATGTTCCTTCCGTCGACGCCGACCGAGGACGGCGTCTGCATCGTCTCGCGCGAGTACCGGCGCTCCGATCAGCGCGTGTTTGAGGTGCCGTGTCCGCATTGCGGCGTCATCCAGCCGCTGCAACCCAACGTCGGACCCGACAAGGCGGGGCCAGGTCTCAAATACCGCGTCGATCCGGTCAGCGGAGAGATCGAGACTCGCAAGGACGAGCGCGGTGATGTGGTTCCGGATATCTGGTACCAGTGCCTGGATTGTGACAAGCCGATCCGTGAAGAATCCAAGGACTGGATGATTGAGCACGGCGACTGGCGCGCCACGGCGACGCCGGCGGAGCCTGGCCTGATCGGATTTTACTGCTGGGGTATCTACTCAACCGATCCGCAGTCGACGTGGGTCGACATTGCCCGCCAGCATCGAGCGTCGCTCGCCGACCCGGCGATGCGCCAGCCGTTCAAAAATCTGGTGCTCGCGTTGCCGTGGGAGCGCCAGGAGCGGCGCGTCGTCCCGATCAACGAGTTGCAAGCTCGGGCCAAGCCGTGGCCGACGACCTGTCCGGAGTGGGTGCAATTCATCACCGCCGGCGTCGATAACCAGCAGGGCCGCGACGACGGCTCTCAGGTCGCACGATCTGAGATAACTGTCGTCGGCTGGGGATTTGGCGAGGAATGCGCCGTCCTGGCTCACTATGTCGTCGAGGCGCGCCCGTTTACCGATCGATCAGCGCAGTTGGTCTATGAGGCGCTTGATCGTGTCTATTACACGCCCTCCGGACGCGCGCTCAAGGTCTACGCTACCGGCGTCGATATCGGCTACGATTTCGATCATGGACTCGAATTTTGCTACAAACAGGCGAGCCGACAGCGCCGCATAATGGCGGTCCGTGGTCAGCCGACGATTGAGAACAAGCCGGCGTTCGCCTCGACGCTGGGTCACTCGAAGAAAGACCCGAAACTGAAATTCCTGCGCATCTGGAAGCAGCAGCCAACCGGTCTGCTGATGGAGCGCTTGCAGCAGACGGTCGCCGGGCCGGGCGCGATCCATTTCCCGTCGTCGCTGTCGGTCGAGTATTACGAATCACTCGTCGCGGTGCATCGCGTCAACGACAAGGCCAAGAATCGCTCCTACTGGGTCGACGATCCAGACAATGAGGCGATGGACTGCTGGGTCTACGCCTATGCCCGCATGCGGCACCTGATCGCCCTGCGGCCCGACATGCGCAAGCTGCTGATGGACCGTGGCATGTCCGGTCGGGATGAGGCTGCTAGCGAGTATGAAGGGCCGGACCGCTCAGCGCAGTCCGACCTCGCCAAGTCTGAGGCGCCGCCGAGCGAGTCTGTGGCTCCAAGCGCGGTGCCGACGAGGGCCGCGCAGGTCGCCGAGCCGGACTTTCCGCGCGTGTCGCAGCCGGCGTGGCGTCGAGAGGGTGTCAATGGCAACGGCCAAGCGCCTCGCGTTCCGTCGCCGCACCGGCGGTTTGGGTCGAACCAGGCGGGGCGCTCGCCCCTTTGAGGGACGCGCCGCGTGAAGAATTTTCTGTTCTTTTCTCGCGAAGAGTTGGTCGAAGCTCTCAAGGCGCTCGAACGTGCCGAGCTGACTGGCGCGACGTCGTTTTCGTATCAGGGCGGCATGGCCGTTGCGATGAATTCGCCGTCGCAGATCGCAAACCTCAAGCGCAAGATTCTCAAGCGACTCGAAGAAATCGACGGCAAGAGCTACGGCTCCGGCCAGAGCATCCGCACCGTCGACCCCATCATCGATAGCGGCTACGGCGTGCAATACAGCCGTCGCGTGCCGCTCGGATTCAGGTTCCGCTGATGAGCCGTCGTCAAAGCCGCGCCGCCCGCCGGATTCGCGCCATCGCCGAGAAGACCGGGATCGCCGAATCGACGCTGGTCGCCAACAACGTCGTAGCCAAGAAATCGCCGTCTAATCGGACGGTGTCGAGCGACGCCGTGCGCTCGCAGCTTTTCGGATTCGGCATTTCGACGCAGTTCAAGGCGGCGAGCGGAAATCCGCATATCCCGATCGTGCCGCAGGCGACGCCGACCGGCCTGGTCTACGCCAATCCGAAGCTGCGCTCTCTGTCGCGCTACCTGGTCGACAACAACACTTGGACGTCGGCGCTGGTCGACCGGCTCGGCGAGCGCGTCGTCGGCACGGGCCCGGTGCCGAAACATGAGGACCGGCGCCTCAACGATCTGTGGAACAAGTTCTGCGACCGCTTCGACGACCGCGAGATTTATCCGTTCGGCGATTGGCTGCGGAACGATATCTACCGCACCTACAACGTCGACGGGGAGTCGTTTGCCCGCGCCAAGTTCCTGTCGGTGATCGGCTTCGACCCGGTGCGGTCGGCGCCGGTGTTCCAGGACGGCGAGGAGTTCCCTTTGAAATTCCAGTCCATGACGGCGGAATTCGTGCCGGAATGGTATGCGCTGATCGGCCTCGACTACAACGGCCAGCCGGCGCGCAGCGTCACTGGCATCATTTACAGCAACGTGCGGCCAGGCAAGCGCCTGGCTTACTGGTGCTATGACCAATTTCCGTACGACGAGCACTCGATCATCCCGCAGAATTTCATGGCGGAACAGGTCGACGCGTCGCTCATCACTCACTATTTCGACCCGCCGATGGTCGGCTCGCCGCGCGGTCGCATCAAGCTCGGCACGATCCTGATCCGGGCGCTGAATCTTGACGACTACGAAGACGCCGAGCAGAAGCGCAAGAAGCTGAATCTCGCGCTGTCGGCCTTCATTAAGGAGACCACGGACACCAGCGGAGAAGGTCGTCTGCCTGGCGAAGAGGACTACGACGTCAACGAGCTGATTTCGCAGGTTAGCCTGGCGCCGTGCGGCGTCACCAAGCTGCCGGCCGGCATGGATATAGAAATCCACGATCCCAAGCCGACGCCGTCGACCGACGATTGGTACACCAAATTCCAGATCATGGCCTTCGCGGCGTGCTTTGGGATCCCGGTCTATGAGGTGACCCAGGACTACACCTCCGTCCAGTCGGACCGCACCGCCAAGTTCGCCACGGTCAATTTCAAAGCCAAAATTGATATGGAGCGCAACTCGCTTGAGAGGCGCGTTCTCGACTTCCTGTGGAAGCACTTCGTCACCACCGTCTACATGCTTGGCCTGTGGCGGCCGGCGGACGGTCGCGAGGTCAGCGACTATTTCCGCTCGTCATGGACCTGGCCGCAGATTCAGACGGCGACGCTCAAGTCGGACGTCGACGCCTATGTCGACATGATCAACAACAACATCGTCGACCGCGACACGGCGTCTCGCGCCCTGGTGTCCATGGAAGGCGAGGATGTGTCGCGCCGCGTCGCCCGCGTCGAGGCGCGCGACCGCGTGCTCGGCCTAAAGACCGATCCGGTCAAGCCGGTGCCGAACGGCGACGGCACGCCAGGCACGCCCGATCCGCTTCCGGACTGGAACGCGGAGTCCTCCGATGTCACGCGCGGCATCATGGCCGACGCGGAGGCCCGCGAGGCGGCCGCTTATGCCGCAGATTCCGAGGGCTCAGCCGAGCCAAAGGAAGCCATCGTCGAAGCTTGAGCATGCGTGGCATGCTCTGTCGGGTCTCCTGAGCTAGCCCTACGGCTGTAAAGTCAAAGGGCTGTCTCTGTGGCTCAATCGAGCGACGGCAAATTTGTCAAAGAGTTTCGCCAGGGCGTGATCCCGGCGGGCTCCTATGATCCGTCGACCCGGCGATTTTCGTTCGTCGGCGCGACGGAGCGTCCGTGCCCGGCGGAGCGCAAAGACAAGGACGGCAACAAGTTCCTTGTTCGCGAGATTCTCTCGTCGACCGGCTGCGTCAATCTGGCCGACGTCGGGAAGATCAAGATTCTCAACGCCCATCGTCGCGACGACATTCACTCAGTTCTAGGGTCGACGATCAAGCTGGAATCGCAGGACGGCCAGATCGTCGGCGCCGCGGAGTTCTCCGAGCGCTCCGATGTGCTGGAGATCGCCAAGGACGTCGGCGCCGGACACATCTCGTCGCTGAGCGTTGGCTACACGCCGAAACGCGAGATTCTGATTGATGCGGTCGACGGCGGACTTCCGATTTCGTTCGTGACGGAATGGGAAGCCAACGAGTTTTCCTTCGTCCCGGTGCCCGCCGACATATCCGCCCAGGTCAGGGCAATCAAGGAGTCCGACGACATGAATCCCGAAGCTCTCTCCAAGCTGATCGCCGACGCCGTCGCCAAGAGCGTCGCCGCTGCGATTCCGAGCATTGTCGACGGTCTGCGCGGCAAGCGCGACGACGATCCGACTCCCGCCGCCAAGAAAGACGACGACGCTGACGACAAGAAATACGTCAACGCCGACGGTTCGCGCGGCAAGCGCGCCGGCAAGCGCTACAAGAAGCGCTCCGACGATTCCGACGAATACGTCGAGGACACCGATTCCGCCGCTCCGGCGGCAGACGACGAGCGCTCGATCAAGGATGCGATCGCGACGCGCAGCGCCGCCGAACAGACCGAGATCACCGAACTCGCCAAGGTCGTCGACCTCAAGCGCGTGCCGAACTTCTCGATCCTGGTTCGCCAGGGCGCGCCGCTCTCCGCGATCCGCAACGCCGCATGGGCGGCCTGGGCTGCTCCGACTGCGGTGCGCCAGGAGCTTCGGCCGCCGGCCGAGGTCACCAACAAGCCGTCGCAGAAGCAGGACGAGGACCGCGTGGTCCCGTTCGCCGAGCGCGGCAAGCCGATCACTTCGACGCGGTCGGCCTAACGGCCGGCCCGATCGCTCTCAAGCTGGAGTGTCCCGATGACTTCCGTTCTCCATGAAGGTCGCCGCAACGTCGAGTGGATTCTGTCGGCGTACGACCTCGTCTATTCTACCGACGAAATGCAGGTCGACGCAGTCGCCACGCATCAGTCTGGCACGCTGCTCGGCGTCACCACCGCGACCGGCGTCGCCGTGCCGTGGAATCCGGCGCTTGCCGGCGATGCGCAGGACGGCTCGCAGGTCCTCGCCGGCATCCTCTATCGCCAGATCGACGGCGATTCGACGCTGGCGGCCGGCTCTTCGGTCAAGGCCGCCGTCGTGACGCGCGGCCCGGTCGAGGCCTCGTCTTCGAACGGCCGGATTCCTTATCCCGCCGGCTACACCTTCGCGCAGGTCAAGGCGGCGCTCGCCGCGTTGGGCGGCGGGGGCATCGTTCTGCGCGACTGATCGCGCAAGGCACAACACGGACGCGCCGAACTGAGGAAAGCACCATGAATCTCGTCCTTGACGTCTTCAACAGCAAGCCGTTCGGCGCTGTCTCCCTGACCAACGCCATCATCAAGATGCCGTTCGTCAGCACGCAGTTCGGCAACAAGGGTTACGTCGGGCTGCAATGGTCCGAAGACACCTCGCTGACGACCAGCGTCGCCGTCGATATCGAGTCGCATCAGGTCTACCTGCTCGACTCGGTGGAGCGCGGATCGCCGCTGCCGAACGCCGCGCCGATCGACCGCAGCATGATCTCGGTCGGCATCCCTCGCTTCGGCGAGCGCTTCAACGTGCGGCTCGACGAGTTGCTCGGCGTGCGCGACACCGGCGGCGTCAATTTGATGGCGATCGAAACCCTGCGCGATAAGAAGGCGCAGGCGGTCAAGAATCGCCTGGTCCACACCGACAACTACCAGAAGGTGAGGGCGTTGGACGGTCTCGTCGTGTCGCCCGTGTCCGGCACGGTGCTGACCAACTTCCACACGCTGTTCGCCACTGGCGGCCAGACGGTCATTCAGGTCGACATGACCTCCAATCCGAACTTCAATGCGCTGCTTGGCGTGTGGAAGCGCAAGATTGAGGACAAGTTCGGCGCCTACCAGACCACGATCACTGGCTACATTCTCGCCTGCGGTCGCTGGTTCTATCGCTGCCTGATGCAGCAAGCGCAGGTGATCGCGGCCTGGACCGACTACAGCGCCAAGACCGCGCAGCTTCGCTTCTTGCAAGCCGACCGTGACATTCCTGGCGGCTTCACGCTGGCGGACAACGTGCGCGTGGTCGACGCCGGCCAGTCGCGGCTGCCCGACGGCTCGAACGGCTTCATCGATGACTGGACGGCCTACCTGCTGCTCGACGCGCCGGGCTTCCTGCGCACCGTGTACGGCCCGTCGTCCTGGCTGCGGTTCCTCGGCCAGCCCGGCTCGGTCTACGCGCTTCCGTCGGTCCTGCCGGACGAGAGCGGCATCGCCCTCGACGTCGAGAGCTTCCCGATCAACTTCGCCGAGCGGCCCGACCTGATCCTCAAGATTCAGATGATCAAGGCGCAGGCCTACGGCCAGGCGGCGGGATACTTCGGCGCCGGCACCTGATCGACGCCAGAAGCGTGATTGAGATAACGCCGGGGGCGCGGGGCTTTGGCCTCCTGCCTCCGGCTTTTCTTTGAGGGACGGTCATGGCGCGCAAGGGACGTCTCACCAAGGGCGAGAGCCCGACCTGGTCGGCGATCGTCACGCTGCCGACGGCGCCCTATGCGGTGAGCGTCAAGCTGATCGATCTGCGGAGCGGCGTCGCGATCTCGTCGGGCGGCGTCGCGATCTCGATCGTCGCCAACAACGTCAACGCCACAGACGCCACCAAGACCGACTACGGACTGTTTCTCGCCATGACGGCGGCGGCGACAGCCGCGCTGCCGACGCGCGGCCAGACCGACGTCCTGTCGCTCGAAGGAACGATCTTTCTTTCCTATGGCGCGCCGGCGCAGGTCGTCGCCACGCGGCGTTTTCAAATCGAGGTGGTCGAGTGATCGAGATCGCCTTCACGCGCGTCGCGCCGCAGCCGGAGATCGTGTTTGGCGACGTCGCCGCCGAGCAGATCACGCTGACGCGCGTCGACGCCCAGCCAGGCATCGAGTTCGCGGATGGGAGTGATTCGTTCGTCGTCGAGTTGGCTGAGTATCTGGTCGGGCCTCCTGGCCGTGACGGCAATCCCGGCGCGCCCGGTACGACGACTTGGGAAGGCATCACCGACAAGCCAGCGATCCCCAGCAAGGTCTCGGAACTCGAAAACGATTCAGGATTCCTGACGCCGGCGTCGATTCCTCCCGATATAGCTACGACCGACGACGTCGCCGCCGAGGCGGCCGCGCGCGCCGCCGCCGACGCAGACACTTTCGCCAGCGCCAAGACTTACGCCGACGGCAAAGTCTCCGGGCTGGGAACGGCGTCGACCCATGCGGCAGAAGATTTCGATCCTGCCGGCGCCGCCGCGGCGGCTCGGGCGGCCGCCGAGGTCTACGCCGATGGCAAGGCTGCTGCGATCACGCCAGACAGCCTGTCCGTCTACACGCGCGACGAGGTCGACACCAAGGATGGCGTGATCGCCGCCGCGGCGTCGGCGGCGGCCGCGGCCGCCCAGTCCGCCGCCGAGACCTACGCCGACGGCAAGGACGCGACGAATCTCGCGGCGGCCAAGGCCTATACGGACGCCGCGGCGGGCGCGATCCCGAAGAATGTGACCGACGGCGGCGGCTACACGCGGGCGCTGGTCGACTCCAAGGATGCTGACACGCTCGGCTATGCCGAGGCCTACACCGACACCAAGATCGCCGCGCTGATCGGCTCCGCGCCGGGGACGCTCGACACGCTGGGCGAGATCGCCGCGGCGATCGCCGCTGACGAAACCGGCGCGTCGGCCATGGCGGCGCAAATCGCGCTCAAGGCCTCTGAGGCCGATTTGCTGACGCATGAGGCCGATCACAGCAATCCGCACGCGGTGACGGCCGACCAGGTCGGGGCTTACACCGAGGCGCAGACCGACGCCAAAGACGCGGCGACGCTCGCGGCGGCCAACGCCCATGCCGACGCCGAGGTCGGCGCGCTGGTCATCCCGCACGTCGCGGGCGACGTCGGCGCCTACACGCAGGCGCAGACCGACGCCAAAGACGCTGCGGCTCTGGCCTCCGCTGAGGCCTATGCGGCCGCCCAGGACGCCATCGAGCTTGCCGCCGCCAAGGCCTATGCGGCCGCCCAGGACGCGATCCAGCTTGCCGCTGCGAAGGCCTACGCCGATGCCCAGGACGTCATCCAGCTTGCCGCCGCCAAGGCTTTCGCCACGGCCGCTGACGCCGCCGTGCTGACGTCCGCCGAGGCCTACACGTATTCGCAGATTCAGATCGACGACAAGGTCACCGGCGTTCTGCCGCCGGCGGCGCCGGACGGCGCTGCGCTGACGGCGCACGGCGGCGCGTGGATCGCCAATGCTTTTTTTGGCCCGATTCAATCGTGGCCGGCGCTGGTTTGATGGAGTGATTCGATGGGCAATCCTTTGATCGCCGGCGATCTTGGAGCCGACTGGTTCAGAAAGTTTAACCTCAACGACGCGGCGCTGACGGCGGAGATCGCGCGCGCTGAGGCCGAGGAAAACTCGCTGCAAACGCAAATCGCCAATCTGCTGTCGGCCGTCTATCAGCCGCCGGTCGGCGCCTATTCTGCTCCGACCTCGAACACCCAGTTCACCTACAGCGCCAAGGCGAATCCGTGGACGACGGCGACGTTGCAGGGAAGGGCGCAGACGGCCAATCTTGCGAACGCCAATCTTGTCAACGGCTGCGCTGGGGCGTGGGGCGCTGGCGCAGCGTTTTCTGCGGTCGCCACTATCAGTGCTGGTAACAGCGGAGCGATTCAGTTTTCTCGCTGGACATTCGACGGATCAAACAATCCTTCGCTGGTCTCAACGATCTCTATTGTTTCCGGCCTGTCTTCGTACGCTGCTTACGCGATGATCTCTGGTATTACGTCAGCAGTAGTTGTTTCAGCGACGCAGGTGAGACTCGTATATAACAGCCCTACTGCATTTGCTGCCGTAATTGGAACCGTTACGTGGGACCCGATCGGTCTGACTCTGACCTGGACGGCAGCAGGCGCAATGGCAGAGCTTTACGTTGACACCAATGGCGGCGGCGGGTGGACGTACAGTGGGGGAAACATCGTCGGACAATTGGTCGGCACTGTCTCGACACTTGCGCTACTCGCGTGTATCGACAACGGAAGCGTAGCCAAGTTTTATCGGATGGCGGGACTTGCTGTTTTCGACCGAAATAATACGCTTCTGCGTAACACCGGCGGGATGGTGCAGGTCGGATCAACGCTATTCGCTGGAGACTTCCTCGGCGGCGGTTATGCGGTCACGGCGGAGGTAGACACTTGTCCGGCTGACACCACCGCTCGCATCACCGTCAGCCTGAATTTCGCCGACGACTACGGTTTCAAAACGCTGACTTATCTCCGCATCAACGCGAAGACCGTGGCGTCGAATCTGGCGTGCTGGGCGTTCTCGAACACACTGGCGTTTGTCACTTGGACCGATGCGTCCTCGCAGCGCTGGGCGGCGGCGATCACGATCAACACGGCAGCCGGAACGCTCGGTCTGGTCAACACCTACGACGTCGGCAATTTCAACAATCACGCGTTCACGCTTTCGCCAGTCCTCTACAACGCGCTCAACGCCTACGTTCCGCGGCGCGACACCGGCAATCAGGCGTCGAAATTCATGCGGGTCAACTACAATCCCGACGCCGCCGCGGGCTCGGAATTGACTAGCGTGACCGGCAACGACATCGCCTTCAACACGGGACCTGGCAGCACGACGGCGAACACGATTCTGTCGTGCTGGCAGCAGTCGCCGGACGTCGTTTGCGTGTTCGGATTCTACGCGACTGGCCCAGTTGCCTACCTCGAAACGTGGAACATGGCGTGAGGATTGATCAATGACCGCCCCCATTGCTCACGCCTTCGCCGCGCTGCTCGCCAATGCGCCGTCCTCGGAAGAGGTCACGATTCAGTATGGCGACGAGGACTCACGCAAGATTCGCATCAACGATTTTCGTCGCGAGAAGATCGTCGACGACGTTGGCCCGAATGCCTATGCGACAGACCACTTTATGGTCGTGTCGTCAGAGGTGTGGCAGACGATCAACCCAAAGTCGATTCTGACCAGCGGCGATGGGGCTCGTTGGGAGATGTACAACGCATGCGACGACGGCGGCGGAAATGTCAGAGTTCTCCTTCGCAAGGCCCCGTAACGACGCGTGGCATGCTCTGTCGGGGCAACTGCGCTAGCGCTTGAGCCTCAAGATTGAGGACGTGCGCGCTTTGTCGACTCCGACGTTTCACGATCGGTTGAACTTGGCCTTGAAAGCCGAGATCGAGCCTGTCGTGCCGCAGGCCAAGACGGTCGCCTACATCCTCGATCACGGCTTGAGGATTGAGGACTGTCCAGCCGTCATCATTTCGGTCGGCAATTTCACGCAGGCCGTCGCCGGCGGCGGGAATGTGCCGGGTCAGCGCGTGTTCCTTCGCACCTACGATCTCTCGATCGCGTGCGTCGACAACACCAAGACCGCGGGGTTCATCGCATCGGTCAATGCGCTTGCCGACGCCATCACGACGGCGCTGGCGAATTTCACCGCCATGACCGATCCCGACGTCGAGGACCTGCAACTGTATGGCGGACAATACGAAGACATTCCCTCCGAGGAGGGCGTCCTCGGTTCTTTGATCCTCGATTTCTCGGTGTCGATCCTCGTCTATGAGCAGGCGCCCAACGTCGAAATCCAGCCGCCGGAAGGCGGGCTTTTCTAGGAGCATCCGATGAGCACGATCTTCCAGGGCGTCAACCCCAGCAATTTTCGCCTGACTCGCGGCAGCGTCTTCGTTATGCCGCTCGATCCGGTGACGCTGGAGCCGGTCGCCAACTTTTCGTCCCTCGGCTCGGTGACCTGCGAGTTGGATCAAAAGGTCGAATACGTCGAGCTTCGCGACAACCAGGACGATCGTCGTCCGGTGGTCGACAAGCCCGCCGTCCAGGTCGATCTAAGCCTCAAGATCGGCGCCGGCCAGTTCACCCCGGCCCTGATTTCGCTCGCCCACATGTCGACGCCGAATGTCTTCCAGACGCAAACGGCGCAGGCCGCCGAGACGACGACTTTCAACGGCGTGACGGCCGGCGACGTGGTCTGCCTCAAGACTTCGGACACCAACGATTTCGCCTATGACGTCGTGATCACCGGCATCGTCGACAACGCTGTGGCGCCGAATACGTTGGTCAACGGAACGCACTACCGATACGACTCGCTGAGCGGCGTAATCCAGTTTCTCGGCCTGGTCGACCCGACCAAGAACAACCTCACCGTTTCTTGGAACGCCCCGGTGCTGGCGGCGGCCGACGGCAAGCAGAGCTTCGGCCTGTTCCAGAATTTGGAGCAGAAGGCGGCGATTCTGATTCGTCAGAACAACCGCATCGGCGCCAACCTCTTCTACACCTTCCCCAAGTGCCAGCTTCTCGCGCCGCCGAGCATGAAGCTGATCGACGATTCGAACAACGTCTCGATTGCCGAGATCGAGGCGACAGTGATGTGCGATTCGCGCCAGGCGCCGGGGATGGAATACGGCTGGGGCAACATCCTGCTGCCCAAGCACGTCTGAAAGGGCGGGGCCTAGCGCCCCGCTGTCACCATCTGCCACAAGCATAGGACGCAACCATGCTTTCGCTACAGGAGCTTACCGCTCTCACCACGTCTGCATTCAACGAGACCGTCGATACGCCAATCGGCGTCGACAAGGACGGCGCCCCAGTCACGGTGCCTCAGCGCGGCGTCACGGTGCGCGAATACGTCCGCTACATCGTCCAGCCCTTCAAGTCGGTTCGGTCGACGCTCGTCGAACCGTTCCGTGCGGTGTCGAAGGGCGGCGCCGACATGTCGGAAGCGGCGATCATGCAGTCGCTCGACATGGCCGGCCAGATCGATCTGACGATCGATGAGGGCGAGGCGGTCAACGTCCGTCTGATTGCGCTGTCGACGATGGAGCCCGGCAAATACCAGGACCTCAAGGCGCGCGAGATTTGGGCGGCTAGTCAGGGCGACGAGGCGTACAACGCGCTGCTCTCCGCCGCGTCAAAGCTGACGATGGGAGCCGATCCCTCGGTTTTTTTCGACGCCATCCTGAAATCGATTCTGCCGCAGACGGCAGTCGCGACGTAAGCGACGATCCTCTCTCGGAGTTCGTCGAGGACGAGGAATTGATCGGTCGGGACGCGCTGGTTGTGATGGTCAAACAGATAGCGCGACTGTCGGCGAAATACCCACAGGCCTACGACTGGACGATCGGCCAGGTGCGCTTCTACTCGCTGCTCGAAGATGAAAACGGCCGCATGGAGAAGCTGACGCAAGCGGAGGCAGTTCGGGCGGGCGGCGCCACGGTCGAGGACTGGAAGCGCTGGGTTAAGCAGACGGTGTGAGGCAATGGCGAATCGGCGCGAGGTCAGCGAGCAGCGCACGATCTGGACCGCCGAGGGCGTCGACACTGTCGTTGCCGGGGCCCAGCGAATCTCTGCGGCCTCAGCGGTGGCGTTCCAAAAGACGACCGAGGCGGCCGGCAAACAATCGGCGCTTCTCGCGGCGTCTCTAGCGAAATCCAACAAAGCAGCGTTCGAAGCGGCGTCCTCAGCGTCCAAGGCCGCCGTGTCGGGCAGCGGCGACCGTCTGTCTGCGGTGGCGGCTCAACGCCGCGCCGCGGCCATGGCGGTCGCCGCGCGCGCCGCATCCAAGGCTGTCGCCGATGCCGCCAATCGCACGATCGAGGCCTCGACCTCGGCGTCCCTGGCGCGCCAGAAGGTCAAGATCGAGGCCTTTAAGGCTTCCCTACGCAAGGAACTCGCTGACAAGACGACGACTCCCGAGGGCGCCGCACAGCGGCTGCGCTATGGCATCATTCAAGCGCGCGCCGAGGCCGCGGCCGAGATCGAGGCGGCGAAGAAAACTGTCGCTGGAAAGCTCGCCGCCGGCGCGCAGCATGACGCCTCGACGGTCGCCGCCGTCCGCAACGCCGCGGCGCAGAACGCCGCCGCCAAGGCCGCCGAAGCGGCGGCGAAGCGCCAGGCAGAGGTCCACAAGCAGGTCGCGCAATCCGCCGCCGCGATGTGGCAGGCGATGGAGAAATTTGAGCAGATCGCGGTCAAGGCCTTCAAGGCCGCTTATCGCGCGACGCGCACCTTCATTCGCGCCTTGTCGAGCATCGCGCGCGCCATCATTTCGCTGATCAAGCACCTCGACCGCATGGCGAAGGCGGCGCTGCACGCCGGCGAGAAGATGGCGTCAGCGATGCTTGGGCCGCCGTTGCACGCCGTGCATGCGCTCGATCACGCCCTTCTCGGAGTGATTCGTCGTCTGTCGCGTCTGGCGACGCATGAGGCGTGGCGCATCGCAAAATACGGCGTCGGCGCTTACGTCGCCGGCAGCAGCGCGCTGGCCTATGCGGCCAAGGACGCCGTGACGACGACGCAGCAGCGGGCGATCGACGTGCGCGATCAGGCATGGGACGCCCGTATGTCGCCGCAGGAATTGCAGGCGATCACCGGCGCCGCCAAGGCGTATGGCGCGCCGGTCGACGAGATTCTCAAGGCCTATAACGCCTTCCGCCAGTCCGTCTTCACGGCGCAGAGCGATCCGGAATCGCCTCAGGCGCAGATGCTGGCCCAGCTTGGGATCCAGACGACCTATAACGCCGGCATGTACAAGGTCGCCCGCAATCCGAGCGATCTGTTTACTCAGTTCGCCGGCCGCGAAAACAGCATGGGCTACTACGCCGCCATGCAGGCGAGCAACACGTTGCTTGGCGGCCCGGACGCCATGAAGAACCAGGGGTTCTTTGACTGGGTCGGCCAGCGCGGCCCGCTCGCCTATCGCGAGGGGTTGCAGCGCGAGCAGATGATGGGGACCTATCTGTCGCCGGCCGATATTGCGCGCGCGCGTGAGTGGCGGGCGACGATCGTCGACGTCAAGGATGCCTTCCTCGGCGTCAAAGAGGCGATTTCCAAGCAGGTCTACCCCACTTTCAAAGCGCTCGCCGACGTCGCCGTGTCGTTCCTGACGACCTATCGGACGCAGATCGCCGATTTTGTCGGCAACCGCGTCAAGGCTTTGGCCTACAATATCGCCCAGCTCGTCTGGATAATCCACAAGGAAGCTGAAGCCTATTCGAAGGTGACGGACAAGGTCGCCTCGAAGATGGGCGTCAACCTGCGGCCTGGCGCCGGCGGGACCGACGACACCGGCGCGCCACTGTCTGGCGACCAGTCGATTGAGACGTCGCAGCCGGTCATCTTGCGCGCCTACAATTGGTTCAACGCCAACATCCGCGGCAAGATGATGGCGACGCTGCATTCGATCGCGGCGGCGGCCAAGACGGCCTACGCGGCCGCCGCGCGCTTCCTGGCGGCGTTCGGCATCAATTCTCTCCAGACGGCGGTCGACAAGCTGGTCGCCGCCGGCCACGCGATGCATGTTTTCGGTCATGAGGCGATGCTGGCGCTAAAGGGCGACTACATGACGCTCGCCGCTGAGAACGCGCCGGTGTTCCAGCGCCTGGCGTCCTGGCGCAACGCGACGGTCGCCTATGTCAAACAGGCGATTATCGACGTCCGCAAGGTGCTGTCAGGCGACGCTCTGACCGACGACTCGACCTTCGTCGGCCGCATGGCGCAGCGCATCAAGGATTTCGTCCAGGCGCTGCCTGGCTGGATCGAGAAGATTAAAGCGACGCTCAAGGGCGCATGGGATTACGTCTCGAACCTTTGGCACAATTTCGAGGACGTGCTGCACGGCAAGAAATCGACAGACTTTCCTTGGATGAACAAGATCAAGGACTGGTTCGACCTGATCGCGAAGCGCGTCGAAACGGCCATGGGTTGGTTCGAGAAGCTGTTCGGCGCGATGGAGAAGCTGACGCAGTTCCTCGGCTTCGATCTTGGCAGCGCGCTGATGTTCATCGGCCTCTTGAATCTGACGAAGGTGTTGCAAGGCGTCGCATTGGTCGCCGGAACGGTGAAGACCACTTTGCAGGGCATTGCTGCGCTTGGCGGCGTCGGCGCGGTGTCAGGTGCTGCCGGCGCTGGTGCGGAGGCTGGGGCAGCGGGGATTGGGGCTGCTGGCGCCGCAGCCGGAGGAGCCGCCTTGTTGGGCCTCGGTGTGGCTGCGGCCGTTGGGGGAACGGCTGCCTATGTCGTCCATGCGGCTAAGCAAGACTATCAGGGTCGTGTCGACGCAGAGACCGAACGTGAGCAAGCAGCGGCCGGGAGGTCGCGTGCGTCGCAGACAGGATGGTTCGTCCACGATGTCATGGAAGCCGTCCAGCAAGCCAAGGCGGTCGCCAACGCATCGGGCGCGCGCACCCACGACGAGTATCTGCAAAACGTCGTTTCAGCGTTCTCTCAAACCAAAGGCGGTCAAGAGGCGATGAAGCTCCACATCTTCCTCAACGGCTATCAGATCGAGCAACTGACGGCCGGGCAGGCCAAGGATTTGTATCTGAATCCTGGCGGCCGGATCGTCCAGGACACCGGTTTCAGCTTCTGAGTGATTCGTAATGGCGAACCCCAACGACACCGGACTTGCTATGCTGACGATCCCCCTGGCGATGGGCGCTAGGCTTGGGATTCGTGAGTCGCGTTCGAACGTCAACGAGTGCGAGATTCTTCGCGATTGGAACGGCGGCCCGTTGGTCGTCGCCTCGCCATTTCCCAAGAAGGCGAAGATCAGCTTGGCGGCGTCCGGCCACGGCGTGCGGATCGAGCCGGCGTTCGATGGCGTCCAGATCGGCGACACGGTGACGCTCTACAGCCGCAAGACGAGCGTTGCCTTCATTGGCTCCGGTGGGAACACGGCAGTCTTGCACTGGCCGGTCGTACCAGGATCAAAGGTGGTGGCTACGACCGTCGCAGGCAACAAGCCGGTGTCGATCAACGTATTTGTCTCAAACGGCCAGACCATCGCGTATCTGAATCCCAATGCGACAGAGGACGTAGTCGTCTCCTACTTCCCGGTGATCGATTGCATCATCAAGTCATGGGGCGGCTCCGCCGCGACGTCAGACGGAAATGAAGACTGGTCAGCCGAGCTTGAGGAGGTCTGATCGTGACGACTCATGTCTATGGGATAGGAGGGGGCCGAACGTTCACGCGTATTGACGTGTGGACGCACTATTTCTCCTACCTGGAGACACTCGACGAGGTCTTGACCGACGCCCACCTTCGCAACGACGAGCAGGTCGTGTCCTGCACGATGCGCGCCGAGCGCGGCGGCGTGTGGACGGCGTCGCTGCGGATCAAGAATCCCGGACTGACGCTGTTCGCGCCTGGTCGGCAGATTTATTGCGCCATCATCGAGTCGCCCGATGGCACGATCGCCAACAGCCGAATTCTTGGCAAAGGACGAATCACTCCCGCCGTCAACGACATGACGGGGATGACGATCGATATCGAGGTCGTCTTCGCGCCGGCGAATCTGCGCGATCTGATCTGGCAGTTCTTGCTGTCGAGCAATCTGACGACCCTTCCGTGGTTCAATCCGGCCTACGACGATATCAGCTTCGACAAGCCCGAAGACGTCCTCAAGGCCTCTGGTCTGCTGCTGCACGTCGACCCGGTGACGCACGTCATCTCGACCACCGATTCCCTGATCGGAGACGAGACCAACCTCGACAACAAATACGATTGGAAGAGCCTCAAGATCGAGACGAGCGGCGTCCCGCCAGTCCACCGTGTCAAGCTGCGTCTGGCGGTCGAGTGGACGCAGCACGCCCAGGGCGCGATCAACATCGCCCAGGCGCTGACCGATCCGACGACTGGCTGCATGGTGACGACGCTGTCGGGCGCCGTGTCGGATTTCATGCCGAATTCTATGCCGGGTCAGTATGTGACCTTCGCAAACGGCACCGGGTGGACGCCAGACTATTCGCAGATCAGCGTTGATTACACTAAGTTTGGACCTTTCTATACGGGGAGAACTCGCCTCGTTCAGCAAACCCATTTCTACTGGGCTTCCGACGCCAGCCATCAGGTCGTCGGCGGCGTCGACATGCCGGTGCCCGGTTATAAATCCGAACTGGTCGAGCAAGAGATCGACGAGTGCTGCTCGCTTTGGGGCTACAGCTACAAGTGCACGTTCGCCTGGTTCCGCTACGAATACACGCAGCAGCGTCGCGAGTTCGTGACGATCCTTTACGAATATCCTCTTCAGCCGGTCATCGGCACGCTCACTGAGCTTGATCTCGGCACGGTCAGTGTCACCGATCTGCTGACCAACTACCAGCCTAACCCTGCGCCTCCGCCGGCGTCGGACGCCTTCGGGAATTACGTCGCGCCGTGGGATCCCTTCATCGCGGTCCAGCCGTTCGACCCGTCGGCGATCTACATGACGGGCAATTTGGTGACGTTCGGCGACAACCTCTACCGCTGCACCGCCGACAACGTGCAGGGCAACTTCTATCAGCCGATCGGCGAGGGTCTGGCGGCCTACACCGGCCATCCGAATTGGATTCTGGTCGACCGGATTTCCGCGCTGTCGTCGCCGATCGCGCCGGCGTTTGTCGGCTCGTCTGCCGGCGGCATGTGCATAGAGCACGGCATCCTGCGGTGCCGCAACGCCGCGCGCGCCCGCTCGGAATATTTCACCGTCGCATTCGAGACGGATTGGGATCACGGCGTCCCTATCACTCTGCTCAATTCGGTGCGCATCACGGCGCTGATCCGCACGACGGGCGTTGTCCAGCCGCTGCTCGGCAAGGTGCGCAAGATCGAGCGCGTGATCGATCCGATCAAGGGCAAACGCGTCAAGATCGAGATCGGCGTCTGTGTCGGCACCGGCTTCATGGGCTATCCGACGCCGGCGTTGATGGGCGATGCGTCGCCTGATTTTGCTGCATGGTTCAACGGCCAGACGACCGAGCTTTACGGAACCTTCAACTACTTCAACGGAGGTTGGCAGGGCTTGTTCCCAGGCCTGGCGGGCTTCACCGGCTACTATCCAGACTCGTCGATTCTTGGGTCGTTCGCGAACAATGACTACCTATGGACGGCCGCCAGCGACCCGGTGATCATTCCGGTTGACGCCTCTCAGCTTTCGAATCCAGGCTACGCAGTGTGGAAGGTCGACCGCTACGGCACGGCGGCCGAGCAGTGCGCCGCGGCCACGTCTTACGCCATGTCCGGCATCGATCCGCGCGACGCGATCCGAGATAACCCGACGCATCTGGAGGTTTACATGCGCCCGCTGGTGAGCGAGGGCGTCATCCAGCGCAACGTCGACGTCGCCGCCGCCGCGACGGCGTCGGTGCGCGGCATTGATCTCTCGACGCCCGGAGGCGAGCCATGAGCAACCAACGCGCGCTGCTCAACACGATCATTGATGAGCGTCGGCGCGATCTGCGTCTGACCGGTCGGCGCCCTGTGACGGCTCCGCCGCAGCAACTGATCCCCTATCAGCGCCCGCCGTTCGCGCCGGGTCCCCGCGTCGATTTCGCTGAGGTGTTTTTGGCCTATCCGGCGTGGTTTCAGCAGCCGAGGTTGTCGAATGAAGAATACTACGTCCAGGCCGACAGCAACCCTAAGGTCGGCCGCGATTGGGCCTATTCCGAGCAAGCCCATGGCAATAATTACGCCCCGTTCCTCACCGGCATCGGCGACCCGGCGCCGGAGCCGATCAGCACCGAGGCATCCCAGCCGCAGATGAATTACGTGGCGACTGCCAACTCTGCGTTGACGATGGACCCTGCTTCCTACGGCGGCTTGAGTGACCCGACGCTCTACGCCCAGCCGACTTTGCCTTGAGGTGACCCCATGACCGCTGATCAAGTCATTGCCCAACTGACGACCCTCCAGGCGACTGTGGAGGCGCTGCAAGCTGGCGCGGCGTCGCCGGCGCTCGGCTTCGCCAAATCGACCGACGGAAAGAGCCTGCTGGTGCAGCAGGGCGGCGTGACGGTGCAGACCATCACGCTGCCGACGTGGTTCAATTGGCGCAACACGTGGATCACCGCGACGGCCTTCGCGCCTGGCGATGCATTCTATTCGAATGGGTCATCCTATTACACGCTGCTCCAGCACAACTCGACGACGATCGCCGCCGACCTGGCCGCCGGCAAGATCACGCCGATCGCACTCAAGGGCGCGCCGGGATTCAATTTCACCGGCACCTTCAACGTCACACGGCAATATTATATCGGCGATGCCGTGCAGTTGCTCGACGGCACGCTGAACGTCTACGTCGCCGTCTACCCGCCGCCGGTCGGCACGGCGCCGGCCGCTGGATCGGCATATTGGGGCCTCGCGATTGCCGCGCTGCCGCTGTCGTCGCACTGGATCAAGGACACCGGGCGCAACGATTATCTCGACTCGATCATCGCCGATATCTACGCGCAGCTTGCGTCAATGAACGGCATCATCAACTCGATCAACAACAAATTGCATACGGCCGGAATCACCGGATTCTGATGGCCTTGACGTTTGCGCGACGCCGACCGAGCCCCTTTGACATGACGTCGAAGGGGACCAACACACACAACTATTTCCAGCCTCGCTCGCTGGCCGGCGCCAGGCCGGAGTTGGTGCGTCTGATCCTCAAGGCGATCGGCGACCTGCCCGCATGGCAGATCGAGAAGCGCATGCGCGTGCGCTTTACGCGGCGTGACCTTTACGAACTGCGCGAAGGCGCCGAAGACGGCCGATTCTCTTTTTCCAGGCTGGTCGTCATGGCGGAGAAGCTTGGCGTCAAGATCGATATCACCGCTTCTTTAGGACCCACGCCGGTCGAGAATCGTCCGCACGTCGACCGGCACGAACTCGGTCGCAAGGTCGCCTGACGACGCCGCCTGGATGAGCCGCGACCCCTTCTTGATCTCGCCGCGCGCCACTGCGCCGACCATCGTCGTCTCGCGGGCCGCGCATTCGCGGCTGCGGCGCTGCTCCAGCGTGCCGACGACCGCCTCGAATTTCACGTCTTGCGGGAACGGCTTCGCGGCTGTTCTGGAGCCGCAGACCTCGATAACCTTGACGCCGGCGTCTAGGTCGACGCGGCGCTTGTAGCCGTGATTGGCGTTGATGATCCATGCCGCCGGGTCGTCGACGAAGGCTGGCACATACGATTCTTTGTGGACCGTGACGCCGAGTGATTCGTCGATCAATTCGTAGACGTATTTGGCGAATCCCTTGCCGACGCGCGACTTGAGGCCGTCCTTGGTCATCGGTGTCAGCACCCGGTCGACGATTTCGAGCGAGCCAGCGCCGAGGTCTGGCGCGACGGCGGCGGTGGTGCGCGGGTCGGCGATGCGGGCTCTCCGGATCGCTTCGAAGGCCTCGGAATCCTTGGCGATATCGTCAATGTGGACGAGGTCGTCGACGATGCAATCCTCGGGGATCGAGGTGCCGAGCATGACAGCCAGCGGCGCTTCGCCTTCGCGGAAGACGGTGCGTAGGCGGCCGAAGAACTGGTCGATCTCTTCTTCGCGGTATTGCCGCTGGACAATGCTCGCCCAATGCCCCTGGTGTTTGGGGACAAGAATCACCTCGTCGACGCCGTCGCGCTTCTTGACGACGAGCGGCGCCATCAGCGGCCGAAGTTCCTTGCCGTCGTCGTCGAGCCCGTTGCCGTTGCGATCAATAGGTTCTTCGGGCTCCAGGTCGTCGTAAGTCAGCGCGCCGACGATGCCGTCGATAAACTGGATCGGCATGTCCATGCGGCCGACGCAGAGCGCGTAGGAGTGCAGCTTGGCGTCGTCGCGGCCGCGCAGGTCGCCGAAATGCATGTCGTCGACGTTATCAGTGTGGGCGTAGATCGAGTTCATTTCCGCCCGGATCGGCTTGGCGAACGCCTCGATGCCGCGACCGAAACCGAACATCAGACCCATCTTCGACCGCACCTGATTGACCTTGTTTTGCCGTATCGCGGCATAGAGGCCGCCGCGCGAGCCTCCTTTGTGCGCCGCCGGCGACAGCGACTGATTCGAGTAGGTGGAATCGATGACGGCAATCGTCCGCTGGTGCATCGCGCCTTTGACGCGGACGGTCTCGACCTTGCGGCCTTCCCACAGCTTGGCGATGATTTCTTCATGTCCGGAGGCGTCGAGCATCAGCGTCGGCAGCTTGCCGAAATTGTTCTCTTGGCGCCACGACAGACGCAGCGACGGATCGCCGCCGGGCCCGTTGACCCATTGTAGCCGCTTGTCGCTTTTGCCCCTGGCGCGTGGCGTGTAGCTGCCAAGAAGACCGGTTTCCTCGGCCAGGCGCAGGTGCGGCCGGTCGAACTCGACGGCCAGCATGCGCTCTTGCAGGATTTTCCATGCCCGCCACTCTGCGGCGATCTTTGATCCCTGCGGCTGTTCGACGAGCTTTTTCGCGCCCATCAGCGTCATCCCAGGCGTCACCTTGCGATGGGCGTCCATGGCGTTCGAGCAGACCTGGATCGCGTCGGCGACAAGTTGCTTGCCGGTGATCGTCTCCTTGCCGCTGCCGAGAACGGTGTCGAGCAGCGCGACGGCGGGGTCGCCTTTGACGGCGGCGGCGCGCAGGACGACTTTGCATGCGTCGTCGTGGCCTCGCAGGATGTGCTCAGGCTGGATGCCGACCGCCTTCTGATGCTTCAAAGTGCGCGGTAGCGGGCGTGGAAGCTTGAATGTGTCGATCGGAATCGTCGTCGAGGCGACGAGTCCGGTCCATGCGCGCTCGTCGATCACGACGGCCGCGACCTCTTTAAGCTGCGCCGGGATTTTGGTGTCGAGGAACGCCGTCGGGCACAGCACCAGGTCGACATGTTCGATCTGCCGCTTCTGCATCTGATAGGGGCAGGTCTCATAGTGCGAGCAGTAGGTCGTCTCGCCGTCCTGGCCCTCGGATTCGCAGAGAGTCGACGTGCTGTAGCCGGCGCCTTGGAGGGTCGTGATGATCTCCTGGCCGAGGGCGCATTTCCGCGCCTTGCCTTCCATGGTCATCACCCGCAGACCGGCTTGGCGAATTTGAACCGCCTCGCCCTCAAGGTCGTCGTCGCCGACGCCGGCGTAGCCCTTGACGGTGGTGATGTTCTTATAGGACGGCATCATCATCAGGATTGGCTTGCCGAGCCGGCCCTTTTCGGCGATCTGGTCGCGCAGCATCCTGACGAAAGCCGAGGTCTTTCCGGCGCCGGCCGGCGCGATCATCAGGCGCACCGTGTCTAGCGCCGCCTTGGCTTCGTCGTCCTCGTCGCGCACCGCCTTCCAGAGAAGATCGAGCCACGTCTGAATGCCGTCGACGACCTCGTCGCGAACGCGCGACGTCTCCGGGGCGCGGTCCTTCAATAGGGCGCGCTCGGCGCGCTTCTGCTCCGCCCCCTCAGTGATTCGTTCGACGACTTTGATCGGCGTCCGCTGGGCGACCGGGACCAGCAGCGCGGCGATATCCTCGTCGTCCGACGCCGTCGACACGGCGCTGACCGGCGTCGAGATCGTGCCGTCGTCGCCGCGATAGACGATGCGGGTCTTGAACTCGCCGCTGGCGACGCGGGCCATGGTGCGGCGCAGCTTCTCGGCGATCTGTCCGCGCAGCCGGTTATCCCAGCCGTCGAGCGATAGGTGCTCGATCGCCTCGGCCTCAATGGCTGCGGCGAGTGATTCGTATGACGCGTTCGGGTTGAACGCCGCCCAGTCTCCTACGCGGCGATTGATCCAGCCCTCACGGCCGTCGACCACCTTGCCTCCGACGATGCGGACGCCGCTGACAGCGTTGACGCCGGCCGGCTTGATCAGGTCGCCGACGACAATTGCGCGGTCGAGCGGCTGACCGGGTCCCGACGATGCCCGTGGCGGGGTCGCAATGCGATAGCGGGCGTCTTCATTCAGCGCGACGACGAAGGCGTCCAGCTTCGCATCGTCGACGATCTGGGCGTCGGTGATCGGATGCGTCGCCGGCTCATGCCTCCGCAGCCATGTGAACGTGCCGCCGGTGCGGTGGTGATAGCCGTAGGCGGTAAATGACGATCCTTCACCGAGGATTTCGATGCCGCCGAGCCGCGCGTCGGCGAATTTCATCGGGCGCTTGGGCGTTGCACCGTCGAAGCGATAGAGCAACAACACTTTCGGCGCCTGGCCGACGCGGACAAATGGCGTGTCGCCAAGGACGCGGCGGGCGATCTGCTCGATATCCCAGGACGCCCGCGCGTCGACGACGTCGATATCGAGGGCGACGAAGCCGCGGCAGATGATGGCGACGTTGTGGGTCGGGCACTCGGCGCGCCAGGAGTCGACCTCGGCCTTTGTCGGCTGGCGGCGCTTGAGGTCGGACCACTTCAACATCGCCCGGTCGACGACGCCCGGCTGGCGCGCCGAGGTCATCTGCTGCGGGTAAAAGCTCCAGCCCTGGCGCAACAGCATCGGCGCCATTTGGGAGAAATAGGGTAGGGCGGCGTCTTTGCGCGAGTCTTTCTCGGACGCGCCATGCATCAATGTAGCGGCAGCGAACGCAGCGCGCAGTGCAGCGTCGATATCCTTGGGAGGATCGACACGCGACTCAGCGCGAAATGGCTCCGCAAGATTCACGGTATGCTATCCGAGTGCCATGGTTACGACTGCGTAGATTGCGCTGCGAGCAAGATATCGTCTGCCGTTTCTTCAAGCATGATGGCATCCGATCTGGCGGTTTCCGCCTTGTGACAAGGATGGCGCCGACAATGGCACAGCGCAACGGCGCGCTGCATGCCACGCCGCAAATACAAAAAATCGGCAACGCGCTCGTCAACGATTTTTGCATTTGTCGATTTTGACGCTCTCGCCAATTGACGTTTGCGCGAAATCGACTCAGCCCCGAAACCATGACGAATTTAGCGCTCGATCTGGCGCGCGTCAGCGGGGCCGCCTGGGAAGTCGACGGCGTCTACGTGACGATGTGCTTCACGCTCGGCAAGAGAGGCGATGTCGACGGTCACGTCGTCTGCCTTTACGGGATTCTGCGCTCTTTGGTTGCCTCGGTTCGGCCGGAGAAGATCGTCTGCGAAAACGACATTGGTCGCGGCTCCGGCTCAAGGACCTTGCAGGCTTATCATACGGTCGCTCGACTGGTCGCGGCGGAGTTCGGGATTCCATTCGAGTACGGCCTAAACTCGTCAAGCGCGCGGCGTCACGCGTTCGGTACGTCCATAGCTGACAAGGAACTGGCAGCACGTCACGCGCGCTTGATCTTTCCGATTCCTCGGTCGGCTACGGCTGACGAGATCGACGCCATCATCCTTCTTGAAGCGGTCAAGGCGCTCGACAAAGAGCGAGCCTTCGCCGCCATGACCAAGAAACAACGCAAACGGAGGGCAGCGTGACCTACGCTATCGCCCCATCGATCATCGATTCCGCCAAGAAAATCGCCGTCCGCGAGGGTATGGAGACGGCTGCCATCCTCGCCGTCATCAGCACGGAGACGGGCGGTCAGCCGTTCGAAGCCGACGGACGCACGCCGATCGTGCTGTGCGAGCCCGCCGTCTTCTACCACCAGCTTCCTGCCGCTTCGCGCGCCGAGGCGGTCAAAGAAGGTTTGGCCTATCCGACGTGGGATCCACACGGCTACCGCGACCAGGGCACCAGCGCCGGCCGCGAGGCGCGGTTCGCGCGGATGAAGGCTTTCGACGAGGCTGCCGCCTACCGCAGCGTCAGCATGGGACTCATGCAAATCATGGGTTTCAACGCAGACGAAGCCGACTGCGGCGACGCCAAATCGATGTACGAAGCGATGGTCGGCAGCGTCGACGTGATGATCGACTGCGGCGTCCGCTTCCTCAAGCACACCGGAATCTCGAATGCGCTGGCCGCCCAGGATTGGGCTGACGCCGCGCGCCTCTACAACGGCGCCGGCTACAAGCGCAACGCCTACGACGTCAAGTTGGCCGAGGCCTACGCGCACTGGCACACCGCGCTCAATTCCGGCCAGATCGTGCCGTCGACCAATCCCAAGGTGCTGTCGCTCGGCAACCAGGGTCCGGCGGTCGCCGATCTGCAAAAGAGCCTGTCCGACAAGGGCTACGCAATCCACCAGGACGCCTATTACGGCCCGGAGACGCAGGGCGTCGTTGCCGCATTTCAAGTTCACCACGGAATCCCGGCCGACGGCATCGCCGGCGAGAACACGGTGGCCGCCATCGCCGCCGCGGCTCCGCAGCCGGCCGGCGCGCCCGATCCCGAGGTCGTCCAGGCTGCCGTCAAGTCGACGGCCGTCGTTCAGCACGGCTGGTACGCCAAGCGCGCCCTTGAGGCGTCCGGCGTCGGCCTCCTGTCGGGCAACGTCGACCTCAGCGGCGTCAACTCGGCGCTCGACAAGTTCGACCAGGCCAAGTCGACCTGGGAGCGCGTCAGCGACGTGTTCGGCGACGTGTCCACGGCGGCTGCCAATTGGCTGCCCCACGCGCTGTCGACGCCGCATGTCGCTATGGGCGTCGTCGCGATCGCGGCCGGCTGGTTCTTCGTCCATTCGATGCAGGCGGCTCACAAGGCCTCCGAAGAGGGAGCAGTCGCATGAGCGCGTTCGACGAGATCGTTGCAGGTTCCACGAATATGTCCGCGAAGGCTGACCATGTGGTCTCGGCCGCCGCAGCCAAAGTCGAGACGGCTGCGGCGGCGGAAGCGCCCAAGGCGGCCGGCTGGCTCAAGCGCATCGCCGGCGGAATCTGGAAGGTCGTTAAGGCGATCTTCAAGCGCTTGCCTGGCGCCGCCAAGGTCGCGTCGGTCGCCGGACTGACGCTCAACTTCATTCCCGGCGTCGGCTGGATCAAGATGGCCTGGGACTTCGTCAAGTCGCCGGCGTTCAAGCTGCTGCTCGCCGTAGGGCTCGCCATCGGCTGCGCTGGATGGGCGTCCGTCAAGACGCACCAATACGACACGGCGACCGAGCAACTGGCGATCGAGAAGGCCAACGCAAAAGCCGCCGAGGACAACCGTCTTGCCGCCGAGGCCATCGCCCAGAAGGACGAGAAAGCCCTGGCCGACTTCAAGGCTCAATCCGCTGCTGATGCGGCGAAGGCAAAGGATATCAGCCATGCTGCTGCGAAGCTTCCTCACGCTGCCGACCATGTGTTTCCTGACGCTCTCGCTAGTCAGTTGCAGCGGTACATCAATGCTCACTGACCTTAAGCCGGCGATGGGCGTCACTGAGCAGCATGCGTTTGCCCAGCAGACGCGTGACTGTGCGGCGGAACGCCCGGCGGACTGGGAGAACAACGCTGGGTCGACGGCGACTCGCCTTGCCGACGACAAGCACGTGATCAACGACATCAGCGACTGCGCTGACAAGGCCGCCGACCACATCGATGAAACCGTGGACGGATTCTCGAAATGACCGACCCCGCCACTGCCTTCGACAACGCCGAGCACCTGGTCACGATCGGACTCTCCGTCGGCGGCATGGTTGTGTCTACGTTCGCGATCATCGCTGGATGGATGATCTGGCGGTCGCTGGTCGACGAGCATATCGGCGCGCTCAAAAAGAAGAACAAGGAACAGGACGAGCGGATTGAGGCGGTCGCCGCCGCCGGCGCTGAGGCCGTCAAAGAGGTCAAGGTCGACGTCAAGGCGATCTCCACGGCGCAGATTGAGTTCGAGAAGACCGTCGTCAGTGAATACGTCCGGTCGTCCGTGATCGACGACTTGCGCGCGGCGATGGAGCGTGGGTTCTCGCAGATCACCGAGCAGCTCAACAACAACGCCCGCGACGTCAACGGACGCCTCGATCGTTTCATCCAGAGCAAGGTGCGCTCCACATGACGGACCAAGAGACGCCGCGCAAACACGCCGACGACGGCCGCGACTTCGTGCAGATCATCGCTCAACTGGTGCTGGCGCTCGACGACCTCCGCAAGACTGGCGTCGTCAAGGACTTCGGCGTCCGACGGCTGATCCACGACAACAAAGACTGGGCGACGGCGTTCATGGGCGTCGACCTCGACAAGATGGCGTTCGAGCGCGGGAACCCGCCGCAGTTTGGCGTCCCGTTCAAGCACGAAACGCTTGGCATGATGGCGATTGTCCGGTCGGGCCCGGAGCAGATGGACGCCTACCGCATCTGCCGCGCCGCGTGGCGCTTCAACGACCAGATGCCCGAGCACCTTCGCCAGTCGGCCGAGCCGCCGAAGCGGAAGAAAGCAGCGTGAAAATCTCCGTCACCTAGCGAGGACAGCATGCGCAAGGCCTCTATCTGTGTCCTGATTCTGATCGCCGCGCTGCTGGCCGTCCTCATCGCCGGCGCAGCCATGGCCGCCGATCAGCCGCCGGCTCCGGTCGCGACGCCGGCATGCACGGCGCTTAAGCAATTCCGCTCTGAGGCGGCCATCGTGGGCACCAAGACGATGGTCCTCGGCGGCGACCAGTCAAACCTCGCCGCCGTCATCACCGACACGCTGAGCAACGTCGGCGCGCCGGCCGTGATGATCGCGAAGGACTACCTGATCGTCGCGCATGGCGACGGGCTATTGATCTATCCGATCATCGCCGGAGCGATCTGCTCACGCCCACACGCCGAACTCGACTCGGTGGCGGCGCACGCTCTGATGGATAAGCTTCTCGCCGCCCTCCTGAGATCGCAGGCGTGAAGGCGGCGATCGACTACCGAGACCCGGCGGCCATCGTCAGGGCATATCGAGAGCACGGTCGATCCATTAGCGCAGTCTGCAAGGCGCTCGGCCTCAGCTATCCCTATTTCGGCGAGCGGCTGCGCTGGGCTCGCTGCCGGCTCGGCTTGTCGATCGCCGATATCAAAGGCGACACGCCGCTGCCGGCGCCAAAGGTTGTGATTGAGGAATCTTCGATCCGCGAGGCGTCTCCGCCGCGGGCCGCCGGCGCGCCCAAGGCGGCCAGCGACGACGCCAAGACGACGCCGAAGCAGCATGCCTGCAAGCGTGCTGATTGGCTGCAAGAGTCGCTCTACGCGATGATCACCCGCTCGCGCTGGCCGGTGATCAACCCCGAATGCGTCGTCATCGAGAGCCGCGTCACCGAGAAATACAACAAGCGGACGGAAACCTACGAAGAACACGAACTCGCCCTGCGCACCTACGTCTCCGACGACATGCGCGCCGCGCCGATCCTCGACTGCAAGGGGCGGCGGTTCTTCTTCGGGCGGGCGCAGAACCAAACGCCAGTCGACCAAGGCCTGTGGACGAACCTCTTGGCCTACGCCGAATGGATGGGCGCCGACGTCGTGATCGGCCCCGACACCTATGAGACGGCCTGGTGGCACGAAGCCAACGAGTTTTCGCGCCGCTACGCGCCGGAGGTCGAGGACTATCTGTGCTTCGGCCGGCTGGAGATCGGCGACGACTTCATTTTCCTGGGCGACATGAACGTCATGACGACGGCCGCCCGCCCGGTGACCGATCTGACGGCGCAATCCAAGGGCAAGTGGTGCGTCGTCCCGCACTCGAAGATGCAGCTTGAATCGGTGCCTTCGCTCGACCCCGACAAGCCGGCGCGCCAGATCATGACGACGGGCAGTGTCACGACGCCAAAGGTCATCCCGCGCAAGGCGGGCGTGAAGAGCATCTTCGACCACATCATGGGCTTCCTGGTGGTCGAAATCGACGACGAAGGCGTCGTTCACTGCCGCCAGGTCAACGCCGAGGACGACGGCTCGTTCTTCGACCTCGACCACCGGGTCGAGAACGGCGTCGTCACCACCACCAGCGACAGCGTGCGCGGAATCGTCTTCGGCGACGTCCACCGCGCCAAGCTCGACCGGTCGAACGAAGAGGACGTCATCGCGTCGTTCGGATTCGACCCCAAGAGCAACATGTGGGGCGACGAATCACTCGTCACGCACCTGCACCCCAAGGACGTCTATTTCCACGACCTGCACGACGCCGGTCCCGACAATCACCACAACTGGGATGATATCGGCATGGCCGTCGAGCTGGCGGCGCGCCGGATGCACACGGTAGAGGACGAGATACGCGCCGACGGCGAGTTCCTGCGGACGTTCCGCGAGTTCCACCCCGAGCCGGCGATCAAGGTCGTCGAGTCGAACCACGACATAATGTTGGACAGGTGGATCAAGGAGGCCCGGTACCGCGACGGCTTCAATGTGCTGTTCGGCCTGCACCTGGAGAAAGCGCAGTTGACCTGGCGGACACAGGTCGCCAAGGCGCTCGACGCCCGCGAGACGCCGCCCAAGTTCTCGCTGCTCGAATACGCGATCCGCGAATTCCAGCCCGATCTTGCCGACATCGAGTGGCTCTACGACGGCGACTCGCATGTCGTCCTGGACGTCGAACTCGGCCACCACGGCTTCCGCGGCGCAAACGGCGCCCGATCGTCGACCGTCGGCTATTCACGCATGGGTCGCAAGATCATGACCGGAGACCCGCATTCGCCGGCGATTCTCGGGGGCACCTATCGCGTCGGCTGTATGGGCCGCAAGCACGGCTACAATAAGGGCCCGTCCGGATGGTCGGTAACCCACGGCATCCTCTACGAAAACGGCAAGCGGGCGCTGGTGACGATCCAGCACGGCCGCTATTGCCTGAAAGGCTACGGCCGACCGATCTACGGCGTCGGCGAACGGCTCAAGGAAGCCGCTTGACAAGAATCACTGATTTGATTCAGCGCTCGATTCGATGGTCGCAGAACTCGCCCTCGACGCCTATTGGCTGCTGCTCTCCGCGTTGCTGGTGTGCACGCTGGTCAGCATGGGGCGTCGCGGCGGCGGCAAGAAGATGCGCTGATTCATGGCCGGCAAAGAGTTCTTTTTCCCCTTCAAGTGGAACGGTCAGCCCGTCAGGGCTGAACTCGATCGCGATTGGACCGACGAGGAACTCGCCGTCATCAACGATCCTCGCTGGTTCTCGTCTCTCATCCACTACCTGACACTGGGCGGCAACCAAGAGGCGTTCGCTGAGCGCATCCAGGAGATCATCCAATTCTCCAAGCTCAAGCGTGAAGAGGAAGATCGTCGCCGACGGCGGGCGATCGAAGACGAAGCCAATCGCCAGAATCTGTCGCATGAGCGCATGGTCGAGAACCAGCGGCGTCAAAAGGCTGCGCGCAACGCCAAGTGGGCGGAGAAGCTCGGCATTCCCGACGTCGATCAGGCCACGATCAGGTCCTTCTACGGCAAGACCATTCGCGGCGTGACGCTGGGGCACATCCGGGAGATCGGACACACCGCTGGCAGCTACATGCTGATCAGGTTCGACGACTGTCCGTCGCTCAAGCTGATGGACCACAACCAGTGCTGCGAAAGCCGGCACATCACCACCGACGACGACCTGCGCGACCTGGTCGGCTGCAAGCTGCTCAAAATCTCCTTCCGTTCCGGTCGTGGCAGTTCGGAGAACAGTGACGGAGACCCCACCGAGTCGAACGAGACCATGTTCATTGAGATCGCCACGGACAAAGGCTTCGTCACGCTGTGCGCCCATAACGACCACAACGGCTACTACACGGGGTTCGATTTCGAGGCCCATTTCTGCGGAATGACCCGCAGTGATGGATCGTTCTTCGATGACACGGAGGACGAGGACTGATGTTCACCCTTCTCTTCATCGCCCTGGTCATCATCGGGCTGTTCGTCCTGTCCGGCTGCGCAGTCGTCGAGCCGACGCCGGCGGCGACGCCTCAGCCGTCGATCCTGCGTGACGGAGCCGGCGGCGATTCGATCGCTTGGGGGACCGGCCAGGCGCTGCACGTCGCGACGTTCGCCCGCGTCGGTGAGCCGTCCTGCCCGAATCGCAAGCGGCCGGGCATCCTCAGTCTGCTGCCGGCTGAGCATTTCAACCGCTTCGTCATGTCCGCCGGCGTCAACGATGCGCCGGGTCTCTGCGTCCCGAAGATCGCCGCATGGATGAGCGGCCACACCGCGCGCGGCTACTGGCTCGTCGGCTATGGCGCGCCGGAGTCGGCGATGGTCGTCAACAGCGCAGCCGCCTACGGCCAGCGCGTCCTATTTTTCACGCCTGGCCCCGATCGAGTGCACCCGCGATCGTATCCCGAGGTCGCCGGCGCGGTGCGGAGGGCGTGGCAGTGATGCAGCGATTCGAGACCGGCAGCCGACAATACGTCGCGACGCCATACACCGACTATCCCGATCACGACTGGGCGTGGCGCGACGCATGCCGAGCCTGCGCGGCGCTCCGTCGCCAATTCCCCGGCGTAACCTTCTATAGCCCCATCGCCGAGACGCACGGCATCATCGCCATCGGCGCTCTCAACCTCAAGCACGCCGAGTGGCTGGCGGCCGACAAGGCGCACGCCGACGTCTCGGACGGCCTGGTCGTCGTCAAGCTGCCGGGCTGGCACAAGAGCAATGGTGTCGACCAGGAGATCACGTGGTTCTTGGAGACCGGGAAGCCGGTCGTCTACGCGGTGCCGGTGATCTCTGACGATCAGGCGGCGGCCGACGACCACACCGACCCGACGCATTTCGCGCTCAAGCACGCCGGATTCGTCGAAGAACTCCTCTACCACCGCCCGTCGTTCTGCCTGGACGCGATGACGGAGGCGGTGTGTGCGCCGCCGCGCACGGCGCAGGAGGCCGCATGAGCGGAATCCGCCCCTTCACCGTCGACGACTGCCTGAGGGCTGTCGACGCCGTCGCATCGTGGTCGCCGAACCCATCGAGGAAGACCGGCTGCGTCGTCATGCTCAAAGACGGCATCAGCCTGTGGGGTTCCGTCTGGGTGATGCGCTGGTTTCCTTGCGTCGAGTGCGCTCGGGCGATCGCCGGCGTCCACGCCCTCAGTCTCATCTGCTCGGAGCCTGATTGGAGTGAGGCGCGCTACCACTTCCGCGAGGCGCGCACGATCCTCGAAGAGGCGGGCGTCAAGATCAAGTTCCTGGAGAAGCAAGCGTCATAGGAGGGCGTGTCATGCATTGGTTCATCGCTGCATTGCTACTGATCGCCGCCATTCTGGCGTTCGGATTCGCCGCTTTGGCTGGGGCCGATCCGGAAGGGCGCGGCGGCATGTACATGCTCTGCGGGTTCGGAGGAATGGTCGTGTTCTTCATCGGCGCCATCGTGGCCGCATGCTGGTGATGGCCATGAGCAAGTTCAATCCGAACGACTCGATCGGCGCGAAATCGAACGCCGAAATCGCCGCATATCTGCGAGAGATCGGTGATCCGGACGCGACTGATTTCGAGCCTACTGACCTCGCCCGCTACGGATTCGCGCCCGGCATGTACATCCACACGCACTGCCGGGACTGCGGTGACGAGTTTTGGGCCGACAAGCGCGCATGGCGCTGCCAGCGCTGCGCCCAATCAATCTCCGATAAGCTCGCGCGACTCCCACACTACATCGCGATCTGCGGCCATCCCGGCTCCGGCAAGAGCACCGTGCAGGCGATGCTGGCGTCGCACTGGCACATCCAGGCCGTCGACGACGGCGCTGCCTGCCGGGCGATCGGCAGGGCGCACTTCGGCCTCACCATGCACCAGGTCGAGACGCAGGACGGCAAGGCCGAGGTCGTCGAGGTCAACGGGGATTCCCTGATCGTGCGCGACGTCCTTGGGCGGATCGCGCGCGGCCTGGAGAGCGAGTTCGGACCCTGGACGATGCCCTGGCTGGCGACGCGCGGGCTCGACCCGCAAGGGCACTATTCGTTCGCCAGCGTCCGCCGCGACCAGGGCGAATTCTACCACGGGATCGCATGAAGCACCAGCGCTCCTCTTCCCCCAAGCCCCCTCCGAACACGCCGTCGGTCAACGATCGCGTGCGCCTGCGGGGGCGCGGCGGTAGGGGAACGCTGACGTACGTGAGCAATCGGCTGTGGGCGTTCGTTGACTGGGACGCCGCGACGCCAGGCCCGAATATCGTGCACCTGTTCGAACTGGAGGCGGAACGATGACCAACGAAGTCTTAAAGACAGGGCGCGTGTGGCACTACACGGATGAGAAGACTGGAGACGTGAAGGAGATGAAGGAGACCTGCACGCTTCTGCTCAGCCAGGCGATGCACGACGTTATCGAGGCGCGCATCAACCAGATATTCAAGCACGGCTACACGCCTCAGCACGACGCCAAACTCAAAGACGGCGAACTGGCGCGCGCCGGCGCCTGCTATGCGCTCAAGGGCGCCGACGCCGAAATCCAGTTCGGACAATGGCCGTGGGCTGACGACGTGTGGGAGCCGAAGGACCGCCGCACCAACTTGGTCAATGCGGCGGCGCTGATCGTTGCCGAGATCGAGAAGATGGACCACAAGGCGGCCTGATCACGACACCCGCCGCATCTCTGACTGATACGGGCTATCGTAGTCTTCCTCGTCGTCGTATTCCGTCGTCGGGAACGGCGGTCGCGCCGGCCGATTGATCAGCGCGTCGACCTCGCCGCCGTCCAGGTATCGCTGCTCGATCAGCGCCTCAGCGACGCGCTCGATCTCGTCGCGATGGCGCTTGACCAGGCGCGCCGCCCGCTCGGCACACGCGTCCAACATCGCCTCGACCTCAGCCACGACCGTCGGCGTCCGGATTGCGATCTCCGGCGACAGATGGACGAGGCTGGCGCCGACGCCGCCGCGTGAGATCGCCGCCACGGCCATCGTCGTCGCAGTCTCCAGGTCGCCATGTGCGCCGACCGACGGCTCGCCCCTAAACTCGATCTCCGCCGCACGGCCGGCCAGCAGCCCGACGATGCGCGTCTCGACGTCGGCGCGCGTCGCGATCAGCGATCCAACGTCGATACATGCGTGCAGCCGGTCTAGGTCAACGTAATCCAGCTTGATCCGCAGCCGACGCGCGATGACGGCGTGAGCCGCCTCATGGAGCGATATCCACTGCTCGTCGCCAGCCGGCTGTCGCTGGACCGCCGCGCGCGCCACGGCGGCGACATCGCCAGGCGTGACAGGTCGACCGGCCCGGCGCGCCGCCCGGCGGGCGTCCCTGGCCGCCTGAGCGATCTCCGCCGGAGACTTGCCACGGCAGGCGCGCGCCGCCGCAACTAGGTCGTCGTTGGCCGCCGGCGCGCCCAGGTGGTGGCGGATCACGCCAGCCAGATCGGGGATCGTCGGCGTCGGGATGACGATATGGCGGTCGAGGCGGCCGGGGCGCAGCAGCGCAGGGTCGACGTGCTCGGGGCGGTTAGTCGCCGCGACTACGACGACGCCCTGGCGCGGCTCCGCGCCGTCGAGGAAGGCGAGCCACGCATTTATGATCGCGCCGAACCATGAATCGTTGTGCGCGTTGGCTCCGCGCGCGCCGATGCTGTCGATCTCATCAACGAAGACGATGAGCGGGCCGTGCGTCGCCTGCTGACGCCAGGTCGCGAAATGATTCCGCAGTCCGCGCATCATCGCGTCCCCGTTGCTGCCGCCGTCTTGCCAATCGGTGTAGGTCGTGACGACGATCGGCACGCGGCACTCGGCGGCCAACGCGCGAGCAAAGAACGTCTTGCCGCAGCCCGGCGGGCCGCTCAGCAGCACGCCACAGTCGACGTCGGCCCATGCGATCTCGCCCTGTCGATATGCGTGAAGGTCCTCGGCCAGGCGCAAGCCCCAGTCCCTTGCGGCGCCGTAGCCCGACAGATCGCGCAGGCGGGGGTGAAGCAGCTTAGGCTTGCCGTCCTTCTGGTCGACTGGCTCGGCAGCCGGCGGCGGCGCGGCCGCCTTGTCGCGATCGGCGACCCGCTGGTCGGCCAGGCGGCGAAGCTTCGCCAGCGTGTCGCCGATCGGCGCCCGCACGTTGACGAGGTTGATGACGTCGCGCACGACCAGGACGTCGCCGTAGCTGCCGGCGGCGTCTGCATCGTAGGTCAGTCGCATCAGGTCGGCGATCTGCGCGTCGGTGAGGACCTCCGGCAGGACGATCAGGGACACCGCCGAGCGCGGATAGGACTTGGGGATGCCCTGGTCGGGGTCGCCGACGTGCACGACGGCAGCGCCGGCGCCCATGGCCTGGACGATCGCCTTCTCGACTTCGGCAGGTTTGGCCCAGTCGTCGACGAAGACGATCTCGTCCTCGCCGGCCGGCGCGCCGACGCCGCGCGTCTCCAGCGGCTCGATCGTCTCGGCCACCAGGTCCTTGACGTCCTCATTGATATGAATCGACGGCGTGATCAGGTCGAAAACGCTATGCTTGAACGTCGTCTCGGTCACGCCGGCGGCGTCGAGCAGAACGGCGGCGACGGCGCGCGTCGTCGGGCACCAGCCGCGCTGCGCTGTCGTGCGCGCGGCGAAATCGAAGAATTGGGGCAAGGGAGCCTCCTCGGGCTGGAGGCGTTGATAGCAGGCGCGAGTTGCTCGGGATCTAATTTGAACGAAGAAATCAGGGGTATTGCAAGGATTCTCTGATAGACGCAGCGTCCCAAACCAGGAGAAGCCTGTGTCTGCTGCCTGCTATTCCGTCCGCATCCCCGCCGGCTATGTCGACGACGTCTGCCTCGGCGACGATGCGCCGTCGCTCGCGGTGATCAAGCGCCGCCCCGAGAAGAGTCACGCCAGATGGACGCGCGACGAGGCCGAGGCGATGCGCGACTTGCTGTGCGGCCTGCGGCTCGGAGACGCCGAGATCGTGATCCGCGTCAGGCCGGAGTCCAGCTACGCCGACGAGGGCGACGAGCCGCCGTTCAGCGTCAGCAGCGGCCACCGTCCGAAGAATTGTCGATTTTTCGGACAACCCGTTCATGCAATGTAAATGTGGACGAATCGGTCATCTTCTGACCGATTCGCGAATAATTTACAGCCGGTAAGAATTTGGGACATGGTGCTTCGGCTCTCTGAAATCCAAGCGATCGGCGTCATCGCTTGGATTGAACGCCAAAAGCGACGCCGAAATTTCAGGTTCTTTGCCGCCGGCGTCTCAGCTCCAAATTTTGCACGACAGCTCCAAAATCTTCACAGATCGGCTCTTCGGTGCCAAAATCTCCTCGGACGTATCACAATTGGTAGCGCATTTTGTGAAACGGTTTCCCGTTGTCATTCCGCCTTTAACGTATTGATAACCAATCCTCCTGAATCGTCGCGGTTGTCACCCAAGGTCTTGACGGTATTAGCAGCCAATCTGACTTTTAATCAGGGGGTCGTGGGTTCGAGTCCCACCGCGCTCACCAAAGACAATAGAAATTTCAATAAGTTGCGTTAATTACGCTTGCAATGTGTTTGAAATTTCCTTGCGATTTTCGAAATGGTTGTCAAAATTGACTATTTGGAGCCGGTTTCGCTCCATCCCGCGCGTTTGAATTGACCTCCAGCCAGGTCGTCGCATGGTTGCGCCGCGGGTGCAGGCTAGCTAGTGCGGGGTGAATGAGGGCGCGGGGGCGTCTGATGACCAATTCAGAAGGACTCGCGGCGAGTTCGAAGGTTATGTACGCGCTTACAATGCTGGTGGCTCTCGCGTTCATCGGTTGGCGCCCCGACGAGCAGCAGAAGGCTGAATTCGAAAAACACTAATCTGCTTTGCAAAATGGAGAAGGTCTGCTCAAGCTATCCGGACGTAAGGGACGTGTGCGCGACTGCCGGCAGCTTCGATAAGTGCATGGAGGTCAAATACGGAACGCGGGAAAAATACGACGCGACGAAGCTGGCCTGCACAAACGACGGCAAAATCCAGATCGACGAGTCAAAGATTCCCGGCACGTTTTCGTGTTGGGTCGCATGGATCAAGGGGTAG